GAAAAGCGAACATAAACCCAACGGAGAACCAACACGATGATACGTGCGACCGTCATCGCGGTAGTCACCGCCGCTGTCTGTATGCTCGGCTTCTCGCCAGCCCAAGCTAAACCAAAGCGTTACCACCACATTAATGCGCAACAGGTTAAAGTCGTTCCGATTGATGTAGCCGCAAGACCGGCCTACGAAACGCAAGAGACGCGCCACTACCCTGCGCCTATGGGCCGTAGGCTAATTGCCCCATCGAACGGGTGGAGCATGGCCGAAGGGGTTATAGGCAGTCGTCCAAGCGGATGCCCACATGCCTATTGTGGCTGTGGCGCACGACTTTATCTCGGCCTATCGGACGTTCGTCTCAATCTCGCATGGAATTGGACTAAATATTACCACGGATCGACGCCAGTAGCCGTTTGGCGACACCATATAGCGATTATCGAACGTATGACGGGACCACAGACGGCGGTTCTCAGAGACTACAATTCAGGTCGAGGGTTATCCCGGATTCATGAGCGCTCAATACGCGGCGCTCGCATTGTTGGTTCTGTTCATTACGCGAGCAACCCATGAAACTCCTAACCGCAATCATTCTCTGCATCGCTCTATCCGGCTGCGTTGATGGACAAACGGGAAAGCTGTTCATCTGCGGCGTTACGGTGACTTGCAAATGAGCGTCATCCAACAAGAAGTAAACTTGGCACCGCTGATTTTCACCGCCTCAGTAGCTCTATTGTTGGGCGGTTTCGTTATTTTTGATGAGGAACTGAAACGGCTGTGGCCGTGGTGGCGGGATTAGCCGTTGACGTGAAAGTACATCCGTAGCCCGTCAGCAAAAGCGGTTGGATCAGTGTAAACAACATACCCGATACCAATTAGACATGCCGTTATTAAACCGTATAGCGCCACATTCTGCATATTAACCTCAATGCTTATAAGACATTAACCACGCGCGTTAGTGGCGCGCGCCTTTAGCAATTCCCGCGCTGTCACCATCCATTGTGGCAGATGGCCTAGCTTCTTCTCGACTTCATGAGAATCGAACCAGACAACTGCATCGCGCAGAATGTTGTAACCATCCACAATCCGCAACAGAGGATTGTGGATGCGCCCCGACTCTGCGCTTTCGGTGGCCCCACAGACCGGGCATGGGTCACTCGTGATAGTCACACCTCCTACGCATTTTCCGTCCATCGTCTCCTCTCCTATTCCTTTACGCGCGTCAGGCGCTATTTGGGCTTTGCGTAGAGCGGTGCTAGTGCCAAGTCGCGACTGACTTCATGGAAGCATCCACAGGGCCATTCGGCGCAGGTGTCGTCCACTGGCAAATCGTCCCAATCCCAGCACCAATGCTTATGGTTTCCGGTGAGAACCTTGCCGCGCCACTTCATGCAATCTCGAATCCAATCTTCCGAGGGCATCGCCGTCTCCTGTCGGTCCAGCATTAACGTGTGCTTAGTGAGGCATTCTCATTAGAGCGCCTAACGCGATGTCCATTACACAACCAATCAGGCCAACGGCCCAAAGCGGCTGCCACTTTGATTTTTCATCCTTTAGCCGCACAACGGCAGACATTATAAAACATCCGAGTGCCATTATAGATAATGGGCTAATGTTCATTTTTTATCCTTGTTTGTTGATCAGTCGTCATCAATTCAGTCGGTGCTAAGGAGTGCTTTTTTGAAAGCGTCCAAGCGCTCTTTCACGATGGGCACAACGCGCTGGTTGATCTGGTCAAGCTCAAGAGCGCTTTCGACCGCCTGGATAAGATTGATGCCCTGCGCAAGCGTGTTGTCGAGCGAGTCGTAAAAGTCATGCTTGATAGCGAAGAGCGGTTTTAGGTCTTTCTTTTTTGCCATCTCAGATCCCCGTGGCTTTATTGTTCTGTCATGAATAATCTACGCGGCTACCTTGGCTTTCTCGCGCATCTTCGCTTTGACCATGTCGATATAATGCTCACTGTTTTGCGGCGTCGGCGTTAGGTGAAACGGGTGAGTGCAGGTTTCGACCTCACCCTCGACTTGAACTGACGGATGAAGATGCGGTTCGGGACTTTCGCAACGCGGGCAGTTGTCCATTTCAAATCTCCCTGATTATTGAAGCCGTGTTAGTGTTTGGCGCAGGCTGGGCAGGCCCATCCTTGTTTGACGCGCTTCCAGCCATGCTTTCTTGCGTCACTGCACAAGTCGGTGATCGCAATAGCTACGCCCGACTTTGTTCTCCGCATCGAGCCTTGGTTATTTCCGCTCAGGTCAACGCATGCGTGGTCAACTCCATTCGGAGCCAGCCCAGGTACTTTAAGATCGCAGTGCAATTCTATCCAAAAGCCCATCTGCTAAATCCACTCGCGTTGATGATGTCCCGTGACTAAGCTTTTGGCTTCGGTTTGACGTATGGCTTCAACTTGCGGGCAATGACATTGTCATTCAGCCCGGTGCGGTAGCACCAACCGCAAGGGACGGTTTCGCCACTGCGAACGTAGGTCGTGTCGCAAATCCACCCTTTGCCGTTGCAGCTTGGGCACTTCGACGACGCCATTTTCAAACTCCTGCTGATTATTAACTCGCGCTTAATGCGATTTTGAACATGACCCATCACAACCAGTTTCGCGGATAAGCGCCGTTCTGGCCGTAGCAGCAGCTTTCCATGCCTCATCGGATAAATCGCGGGCGCGCGCTAAGGCTTCTATGATATGAGAAACCTTATTACGATCCTCATTATATCGAGCAGCACCCGTTAGATCAGTTAGTATTTCATGTAGATGCCGCGCACCTTCCGTAAGAAGGTTATGCACCCGAAACATTCGTTCATGCGTTTCTTCTACGCTTCTAAGATTTATGGTCATTGTTTACTTACCTGTGATTAATCGACATTCCTTGTGCCGAGAACAACCTTCTCTGGCGTGGCTGTAAACGAAATAATCGCATCGCCGCAACATCCATATGGAGCCCGCCAAAGAGGCGTCTCTGGACCCATTACAAAGTCGCCGCCTTTGTAACCTTCGTAGGTTTGGCCAAGACTGCCACGACAGATAGCTAGAAGCTCTTTGGCCGAAATAGCGGCTCCATTGGCAAACGAAAGGTCGCTATAATAGCCCCGATAGCTATGTGGCTCTCTTGGTGAGCCTCCGTCTGAAAACTCAACAGGACAATCATATTCAAGTTTCTCAAGCTCGGTAATGAGCGAGCCAAGCGTAAGGTGATACCTTGATCTATCGCGACGTGAAACATCGCTCATAGTGTCGAAGAGTTTTTGAATGTCCATTTTTATTCTCTTGTTCGTTGACTGTGAACTAATGAGCAGCCGCAAGGCGCTCTTGTGAATGTTTAATCTCAGTTTTCCAGAACTGAGCCATATGTGTCTTATATTGCTGCCCGGGTTCGAGAATTTCACCGCACGCCAGATCGAAACATTCTTGTGGGTCAATCCCCATGGCCGAGAAGTTAAAGTCCATTAACATTGAGTCGCCATCCCAAACACTTGAATGCAAGTCGGAAGTGATGATTCTCCATGCCTTATTGGGGATCGCTCTCTCTGCAACAGCGAGGTTAAAGTTTACGAGCCAATGGCAAGCCGAATGCTTCGTGTAGTCCCAAAACGCTGGTTGGCGTCCGCGCCTCGCCGTGGAATATCTCCAATCACAGCTTTCAAACTCGGTCGGTAAATCTCCGTGCGAGAATTTCTGCCTCCATCGGCCCCAGGTGAACCTATTGAAATCGCGCACTAGGATGCCCTGAACATCGTTCCTTTGAACGATGTTCCGTACTATTCTCCAGTTCTTTTGAATGTCGTAGTATTTCATTTGGGGCTCAAACAACCTTGAACGGCACGGCGCGTATCCAGCGCCATATGTAGCTGACGCTCGACGTAGAACTCTGGACGGCTCAGCAACTTGCCAATGATCCAAGTATCCTGTTTCTGATCCCACAATTTCAGGATCGCCGCGCGCTCGTCTGACGTGCCTAGACCTATGAGCATTTTATCCCCTTATAAACTTGGTAGCCATCCGGCGTCCGAATCCATATCAGACCTTGCCTCATGGTTTAACCGGTGTACCATGAGTAACCGGACGGCCCGGTTGAGTGACTTGTATGGCTTGCGACCATCGCTCCTGTTGTCTCAACCGTTTGTCAGGCGACTATACCGGTTATTTTGACAGCCTGTCAACCCTTATTTCTGACTATTTCCTGCATCTTTTGCAGGTTATGCCGGGCGTCCCAAAGGGCCTTGGCAATGGGCAGCGGATCAATGCCCTTGGATTGCCACCACGCATATTCCCCGCGATTGTGAGCCGCGTCAGGCCCTAGACGATGCTCGCGGGGGCAAATTGGCAAGCACCACCGATGATCACGACCATTGAGTTTCTTGTATCTAGCATCGCTGAATCTGAGATGGCTTGCCTCGGCTTGGTCGCCACAAAGCAAACACGGGCATTGGCGAATGTGACGCAGGAATAAGCCAAACTCGTCTGGCTTGCGTTCCTTCTTAGACCGCGATCTGGTCTTTTCCAGAAACATCACTTCAGCAGCCAGACCATCGTTAGGCCAAGCGTAAAATAGTGAATTAGCTGATCAAAACCAATCATCACATAGAAATAGTGACGATGATTTTCATAAAGCCGAGAGGTAATTCGGCTCGTGATATAATCTGTTACGAAATGGGCAGCGGCATTGATTAGCAACCAGACGCTGAGCATTGGCGTCCAGTACGGCAACCCAAGTATAATCCCCAATGGGATTGCAGCGCCCATCATGGCGAACGTATAAACTGCAACATGGAGAGAAAGAGCACGGTTTGACTTGCTTTTATTGAGTGCCATCTTGTCGGATTGTAAAACAAAATCGGCAACCCAATGCGCGAACAATAACCAAATAAGTCCGTAAAAATATTGCACAGAGTTTTCCTGTTGTTCGTTGTGGTCTTGTTAATGCTTAATCGCATCGTTGAATTGGACGCCATGTTCTGTACCGAAGGCCATCATGATTTCCATAACCGATGTCATTTCTTCTTTCGATAGGTCCGATGATCGGCGGAGACTTACAAGGCCATTTCCATCCAGGTTCGGCACTGTACGAATCTCTCCCTTCAGAGCATCCAAGAATATTAGACGCCAATCGTCAGGGGTTAGCTTCTGTCCGTGCCACGGTAACTGCCGCGCAATCTCAGTCAGCATAGCCCAGAAGCGAGAGTTTTGATCGAGCGTCCGCTTTGCTGCCTTTATCTCAACCCTAGACCCAGAGGGAGCCGCAGCGATAATGCTGGCTGCATTCGCGCGGTCCCCTTTAGAGTTCAAGACTACCGTGTACCGGCTCATTTTTTAATGGACTTCAGGTGGGTGAGTTGTCCCCGATATACGTCCCGAAGAAACTCCTGCCAATCATAAGGAAGTGTGGCAACGCGGTTGGCGTTGGTGTCACCCCAGGTTTTAAGCGCGGCCTCGGTCACTATGGCCCTGATTTCTGACTGCATTGCTGCAAATTCTGGCTTCGCCATTGCCTTGGACAAACGAGTTACTTCAGGATCGCCAAGAGGGATATTGTTGATTGGGTTGCCCTGCTCGTCCTGCTCGATAGGCTCGATAACGTCAGACGGCTCCGTGACGTGCGGGTTCTGTCTCTTGCCCTTGCGGGCGTCATCATCGGCGGCTGCGGAAAGCCCAAGGGCGGCTTTGAGGGTATAACGCTGCAAATACGTGATGGTTGACCCTACGGCCTGAATTTTGTTCTTGCTCCCGCTCACGTCATGAGCACCAGTCAGGCTGTTTTCCTCGGCGTGGCCGTCGCGGTGGGAGATAATGCAGGTAACCGTTACGGTCGTATTGTCCGATAGAGTACGGAAACGATAGGATAGGCCAACTGATGCTAGAATAGGGTCAATCGTGCGAGAGATTTCAGCCAAATCCTCATGAGAGTAATTGGTGTTCCCGTAATTGACCTGACGATTCTTGAATATAACCGGGATTGAGGCTTTGGCGCTCGCCATAGCATTATCAAATGACTTGCGAGCTTCGTTCTTTTCAAACCGTTCTTGAAGCGTCATAAGCCTCTCAGCAAGCTCAATATTGCCATTGGCAACCGCCTGATTAAGCAAGCTCATTGGCGTGATGGCCGTGCTAGCGGCTGGCGGGATAACCTGGATTTCCTGTTTCTCTGCGGCGTTGCTCATGTTCAATTCCTGTGTTTCTTGATTTGCTCTTGCGCAATCCTGACAACCAGAAGCGCGGCGGCTAGAGTGGTTGCGGCATTCTTTAGCGCCTCGTCTATTTCGGTGTCATAGATCGGCGTATCGGCCAGAATTTGCATGTAGTGCTGCAAATCGGCAGCATTCTTAGTCATCTTGTTGGTATGCAGTTCGATGCCATCCAGTGCGATAGATCGCAGATTGTTGTCTGGAAAGGCGACAAATACCGGAATTTCTGTATCAGCCATTTCAGCCTCCTGACTTTGGTTCTTCACCTGACCCACCACAACGGTCACAGGTTATCCGGCCACCGTTGGCATAGACATACCTACCCCATCCACCGCAGCGTCTACAGGCGAGCTTAAAATAATCCGACTTTGGTACTTCTTTGATGGTCTTAACCGCCATTGTGCTTGCTCCTAAATTTACTGCCCGGACGGGTTCGGAATGGGGGTAACAAACCCATCCGGGCTTCGCTGCGGCACCGTGGCGGGTGCGCTGCAAACTTGTGCGCATTGAAACTGTTAATGCTGTGGCGGATCAGGCAAAGGCATCCAGTGTGTCGGAGGGGCCTCTTTGGTAAACGACCAACTATGAGTTGGGTCACACCAATCTAGATTGTGCCAAAGTACGTGATGTACTCCATCGCGATAGACAAGAATTTCGGTACCATCCTTGGGCGCAGATTCAATAGATTGCCAACTCATTTCGCCTTCTCCCGCTTCCGTTCCTCTTTCATTTCGGCCTTGATCTGCATGGTCCGCACCTTGGACAACTTGTTCACGAGAATGGCCGTCGATTGCCGGTTATCGACCTTGATAAGGATTGCGCCCTTGATGTCAGCTATTTTTGCTTCGTAATCCATTTTATGCAGCTTTCTCAATCGCAAATGCCGGGAGCTTTTCCTTGAGCTTTGTAAGAGCCTCAGGAATGTTAAGGCGGGACTTATCACCATCAATTGCTGCGGTGATATCTCTTTCAGATAGGATACCCATTTGACAGGCGCGCATAACGCCCATCATTTTGTTAATGTCTTGGCCGCAAACATCTTTGTAGAACATCCAAATGCGCGGGCCATAGCAATCTAGATTATCAAGAGAAAATATTGGACCCATCGCACCTAATGCGCTGTCTGGATCGATCTTCTCGGCATTGGCAAAAAGCTGGGCCAAAACGCTGGCGGCACCAGGATTTCCCTCGGAAAAATCTACAAGAATTTCCATTGGGCTGATCGAAAGAGATTTAATTCGCGGCTTATTGTAGCTCATTTAACTTCCCATTTGTTGGTGATTGATCCGCAGTTAGCGAGTAACTTCAGCAATAACCGATCCGACTAGTATCATCATCGTTATCGTTATGAAGTATCCCCTGAGGGGTATTGCAAATTGATCGCCTTGGTAGGAGGCATATATTAGTGACCCCAAAGCCATACAAACCAACGTTGTTCCTAGGGTGTGCATTTTATTCCCCGCTCCTACAGTCAACCGACTTAAACCCGCACGCATCCACTTTGGGCGATATAGCCCAGACAACGAACAAGATGCTCAGGCCCACAATGCCAGCGCCGACAAGGCGGAAGGATTCGGTGATGTATGCGCGGATCATTTGGTACCTTTGGCTAGCTTAAGAACGGCGCGTACAGCCGGTTCTAGTTCGTCGGCTAGACCGTATGTGTGAATCATTTCCAGGACATGAAGCATTCGGGGTGCCGCAGCGATTAATCTGGCGTCGGCCTCCGAATGAATATGCTGGGCAATTCGTGACCAATTTGTGTTGGTATCTTCCGGTCCGTCTGGACCTTCATCGTTGCGCCAAATGTGATGGGAAGTGCCGTTTTTGCCAGCGGGAGACTTGCTGATCTGCCACGGTCCCGGTGTGTGTTTTTGTTCGTTGTCCATTAAGCACCCGTTAATGCGATTTCTTCCAACGGCCAGTCCCGTTGAAAATCATGGCAGACGACATGAGCATTGATATTGGCCACGTCAGGCCTATTAAGAATATCAAGAAGAACGAAGATGGTGTGTTGTATTGCTTATCCATCGCTTGGCAGACATTGGCCCACCAAAATCCAGCGTATGAATATATAATAGCGCTCCACATATAGTCGCTAAACATCACCAAATCCCCTATGCTTCCTGAACTCTACCGTGATAGCCGCGCGTCGTGCTTATCAGCCGCGCCAGCGAATAGCTGTTCGTCGATGAAGTTGCGAAGGAAAGACGGAACCTGCTCGCTCTGGCTTTCCAGAAGGTCCAGAGCTGCCAGCGCGATCTCTTCGGTCACGTCGCAGCAGGAGCATTCATCCTCGCGAACCTCTAGGACGCGAACCACCTTTTCCCATTCCCCGTGGGCAACGCCAGCCACTACGGAGGCTAGCGAGTTGGTGTTACGGTCGGTTTCCACGAAGGCTCGGTTGCGGTTAGGAAATTCCACTTCGACAAAATACAGCGGTTCCATTTGTGTCTCCCCATCTGATGCAGAGAACCTAAACCAGTTTTGACAGGCTGTCAACTGTCTCTTGTGGATTATTTATCCGCGCTGATGGTTGCACCGACTATGCGCCAATTTGAGATTTGATTCCTCATTCGTGCCACCCTCCCGAACGCGGACCAGATGCTCAAACGTCGCGAAGTTAGGATCGCCCGGAGCATTATCGATCATGGGATAGCTGCACCAATGGCACAAACCGCGCTGCGCAAAGAACATTTTAGGCTTTAGCTTTAGTCTCTTCCGGGTACTTATCCCCATTCAGGCCTCTTTTTAGTTTACGAGCTTCGACTTTCCCTGCCTTCGTTAGGAAAACAATATCTCTATTACTAGGCCCAGTGTCATCGCCGTCCAGCAAGCTCAATTCATAAAGCTCAGTCAGAATATCAGGTTTGAACATTTCGCCGCCTGTCTGATCCCAGAACGGAGACAAAAGTTCATCATTGGTGTCTAATTCCTTCTCATCAAAGAGCAGCAAAAGAAGGTCCTGTTGACGTTGCGTTAGGCTCATGTGGTGTCCATTAAGAGGCTGTTAACGAGGCATATTTTCTACGTCTTTCACGAGGATTTCGTGCCATCCGTCTTTGCTGATATTTTTGTAATAGCGGTCGTATGAACGCTTCAGGCGATGCCAGAAAGCCTCGTTGCCGTTTCTTTCTGACTCTTCGATATTAGACTCGTATTCCGCTTTGGTGACCTCTTCGCCATCGCCAATAGGTGTGATGTGCCCCCTCTCTCGATGGGAGAAAACAGAGCGCTTTTTGAAATATCGGTATTCGGCCTCACCGTGGGCGACTTTGTATTCTGCGGCGATTCTCTCTAGCAACGTCATGTTATTTGCCCGTTAAGGATACGTTAATCATCAAGCCGGTCTTTGCGATCAACGCAGTTTGCTACTACCGCATTGATTAGAGAGCGCATGGAACGTGGACTTGTTACGCCATGCTCCATGAAGGTACTTACGATATTCCAACCATGTTCATGCACGACTAGCCGTTGCTCTGGCGTGAGGGCATCAATTCGCGCCATGCGGCGTTCAATCTTAGGGCGTACCTCTTCTGTAGTCTTGCGTTGGCGTGGCAAAGGTTCATCATCGTTAAACTCGATGAAAACTCCACCAATATTAACACCATCTTTCATCTGTGGCTCTCAGCGGATATCAATCATAAACGATGAATTGGCGGCCCACCTAGGAATCGAACCTAAGAAGTTGCGGTAACGTTACCTCCGCACCCCACCCAGTCAGGCCATTACGAATGTTCTACCATACACCTTGACAGCCGTGCAACAAAATAATACAATTTTTCCTTTGAAGCAAAATAAGGCTTGTTCATGAAGATTGATGCGCGCGATTTGCTCAACCATGCCGAAGTCGAAAGGCTTTTGGCGGAAATACACCGGGCGGCCAAATGGCTACAGCGTTCCCCTGGTGGACTAACGGCAGAGCTAGTTGGCAACGGTCGAATCCCTGAGCGCCTAGAGGCTGGCGGCTCTGTGCTGCATTCCACGGCGAAGAAATTGCGCGCGCTTATGGACAAGCGGATCAAGAAGCTAATTGAGGCGGATAAGAAGTGACTTTCTGGACTGAAGATCGGATCGAGTGGTTGCGCCGGAACATCCATAACGGCCTATCGTCGGGTGTCACGGCATATCAGATTGGCTGCACACGAAACGCTGCAATAGGCAAAGCTAATCGGATGGGACTGCATTTCAAGTCTAAGGAAGGCCACAAGAGAAAGCCTATGGGTGGCAAACGAGTGCGTAAAAAGCCCATATTTATTGAACAAATCTACCCTTATCAGGAGGCGACCGTGGTTCCAGAACCAGTTTACGAGCCGCTACATCTGAGCTTTGGCCAGCTAAAGGATAGCCCGAAAATCTCGCAGTGCCGGTTTATCACATGCGATGGACCAACACGCTACTGCGGTCAACCCGTGATCGCGGATTCGTCATGGTGCAAGCATTGCGCAAAGATCGTCTATCACCAGCGCGCGGCTTAGCGTTAACAATAGGTTAATGGACAGGAAATAAAATGGGACAAGCAGGAATTGGTGCGATGCTACACTACTTAGGCGGCGGTTCTAAGCACGATCCTAAGGAATATTACGGGCAAACGATTTTGGCCGCTGATATAGCCGACGACAAACTAAGCCTAAAGCTTGATGGTGGGAAAACCATTGAAATTTGGGATAATGGCCAATCCTGCTGCGAGAACCGCTACATGCGGACGGATGACGATCTCTCATCTTTAGTTGGCAATACTCTAGTTCGCATTGAAGCCAAGGATGGCCCTGACATTGGCGATAACGATTATGATGTTCATGAACAAGTGTTTGTGGAGGTCGGGACCGACAAGGGTTTTATCACCATCGCCAATCACAATGAACACAACGGCTATTACGGCGGCTTTGGTCTGACCATCACCGAGTCCGACGAACAGCGTTAAGTATCCAACAATGAACAAGGAGAGTTAAATGCTCTATGATCCGAAGTGGGAAAAGATTGAAACAAAGGCCGATCCGCACAGCGTTGCTGGGATTGATTGTTTGGTTGGAGAATCAACCAGCAGATAAAATATATTGCTATGAGGACAGTGGCCGGTGTTTGGCTGCTCAATATCGGGCGGCTATTGGCGAAAAATACATTCCTCCGGGCGCAGATTTGTCGATATTGCGCCTTCCGAAATCTGAATGGCCATTTACCGATATTCTGGAGGATGTTGCGGTTAAAAAACCGCGTACTTTTGGTGCTGCTCTAAAACGTGCTCGTTCATTGTAGTGCAGTGTGGAGACAAAGATGTCTGAAACCGAAGCGGAAGCAGCTTTCGCCGCACTGAGAGTCGCGGAACAAGAATGTTGGTCGATCAATTGCCAAAATTACCCTACGGGCGGTGGAGATGCTGAAGTCGGTTGGGAAGTTATCAGCCATTGGCAGGCTGAGCCACGCGAACGAGTAGAAGGGTATGGAAGAACTCCTCTTGAGGCCCTTAAGGAAGCTATCGCAAAAAATCGCTGATATCACTGAACAACAAACAACGGGAGATTTTATGCCAGACATGCACCTGATGGATTACTACTTCCACAAGATGGTTACTGCGGTTGGGCCAGAATGGCGCATTGCTCGCCGCCGTGCCTATCAGCACGGCTTCAATAGCGGGTGGACAAACCTTAAGGAGCCGGTCTGATGAAAACGGGCGACCCCGACATGCCTGACTTGAGCTTGTGCAGCTTCGAATATCTTGCCGCCGAAATGAGGAAGCGTGGTGCGACCGTTACGCCTGCGCCTCACGGTGGTGACTTTGAAAGCCCGATGCAGCACATCGCTGACGACATTCGCGATGGCGTTTTCCCGCGCAAGTCGCCGCGTTAACACCCTGTAAGCATTGAGGACGCTATGTCTGACAGAGACGCGCATATCGCTATCATGGTTGCTGCCGCCAGAGGCGTCGGCTTGCGTCTGTCTGCTGATGAAGTCTGGGCGCTATCTCAGGATGAAGCCATCGTAGCAGCCGCTACAAATGGTCTCGACGAGATCGACTGGCCAGGTCACGCCGATGCTAAATCTTACGTCCGATGGGAAAAGATTAAGCGTTATCGCAAAGGGCGCATCGGTAAGAATTTCGCGGTTTAACTGTTAACGGCCCGTCAATGAACAACAAACAGGAGAGAACATGAAAGAGGGAAATAATAGCACAGCCGAGCGCAACGAATATGGGGCTCGTATCAACAATCTACATAATCAAAAAGACGATATCGATCAGGATATCAAAGACATTTACCTTGAGGCAAAGAGCAAAGGAATTGAAGTTCCGGTTCTTAAGCGCGCGGTGAAACTGCTGCGCGAAGATGAGGAAAAGAAACGCAAGCGTTTGGAAATTGAAGAGGAAGCCGAATTGGTGGCGAAGTCCTTGGGAGAATATCTCAATACGCCTTTGGGCCAAGCCGCCGTCCGTAATGTTCTAGTGGCAGGTTGAGTCATGAGCCTGTACGAGTATCAACCAACTACGTCAGAATTGAAATTCTATCGAGACAGACAGCGCGCGCGGGCTAATATGGAAGCCCGCGCCAAGCCAATTAAGCATACCATCAAGTTTAATCTACCGGAGCGCGGCTCCTTCGATTTCTGGGAAATGCCAAGCCCATGTCAAGGATTTGAAATCAAAACTATTAATGCGGACCGACAGTTATCCCATGTATTTTATACGATTCGAGAAATCCAGGAAATGGTCTGCCTACTTGGCCACGTTACCTTGAACGATCTTATTTCAGCCCATCGGCATCAAAACATCTGTAATGCGCGCCATGTTGCGGTGGCCCTTTGTCGGGTTTTTACTAGTCGGTCAATGCCAGAAATAGGCCGTATGTTTGGTGGAAAGGATCATTCAACTATCCATAATTCTATTACCAAAATGAAACCTGTAGTTGCGGAAATTGAATGGTCATTCAATGCTCAATCTCTGGAGTACATTGTGCGCTCTGCGCTTGATGTGTGTTGGCGTCTATATCCGCCTGCAAAATATTCGCGACATGGCGCTAGGCCATAAAAATGAAGAAAAGATATAGACTTCCATCTCAGGAACTTCTCAAATCTCGTTTAAATTACAATCCAGACACTGGGATATTTACGTGGATAATAAAACCGGCTTGGGGAACTTACATAGGTGATATAGCTGGCGGCCCGCGAAGAAAATCCCACGGAACTTATTTAGCCATTAAGATTTTGGACTACGGTCAAATTGACTCTCATCGACTTGCTTGGATTTACGTCCACGGCTCGATTCCAGACGGCATGGAAATTGACCACAAAGACCGGAACCCATCCAATAACCGTCTATCGAATCTTCGGCTAGCCACTTCCTCAGAGCAAAAACGCAACAAAGGTGTTCAGTCAAATAATCGTTGCGGACTTAAGGGCGCTTTTTACCACAATAGGCATGAGGGGAAACCAAACTACGCCTCTTGCAAGAATTGGCGATCACAGATCAAAGCGCCGGATAAAAAGCTGATCTTCCTCGGGTATTTCCATACGCCAGAAGATGCCCATGAAGCCTACAAGGCGGCGGCTGTTAAATATTATGGCGAATGGGCTTGCTTAGGATAGCCTTATTTTTCTGCATATTTAGCAGTTGACAGCCTGTCAAAATAGGCTATGGTGTATCTATGATGCACACGGATGGGGAAGACAAAATGTCCTACAAAATCGAAGGTTCGACGGAATGGGGCGCTGGAATTGGTCCGAACGGAACCGGAAAGCGCAAAATGGTCTGTGGTTTCTATGTAGTGTCTCCAGAAGGCCGGAAGGTTCGTGCCTTTACCGGGATGAATGCAGAGGCTGATGCTGGAAAATGGGCCGCTTTCTGCAATGAGAATTTACTCAAATAATGGCTTGTGTGGCCACACAGGAACGCCGGGCGGGGCGTTCGCCAAAATACCGCCCACTAATTTCTCGCTAACGACAACTCAATGAACAAAGGGGAAATAAAATGAGCTTGGACGTTTATCTTACCGCCGATGTGCCGCCCACCGCGCCTACTGATGGGAGCGGCATCTTTGTGCGCCGAAATGGGCAGACTGTTGAAATGTCGCGCGCCGAATGGGATCGCGCATTTCCGGGACAGGAGCCAGTCGTTCTCACTGCTGAAGCTGATGTTGATCGAGGCGTCTATTCGGCCAACATTACACACAATCTCGGCAAGATGGCTGACGCAGCGGGTATCTATAAGCATCTGTGGCGACCTGAGGAAATTGGCATCAAGACGGCCAACGAATTGATAGAGCCTCTGGCGGCGGGTGTTGCGCGACTTAGGGCTGATCCTGCCAAGTTTGAACAGTTCAACGCTTCAAATGGCTGGGGTCTATACGAACATTTTGTTCCGTTCGTTGAAGAATATCTTCGCGCCTGCAAGCAGTATCCTAACGCACTTGTCAGTGTTTCGCGTTAAGGAGCGGTTAATGCTGGAGCGTTTCAAAGAACGAACCGAAAGCGGCGGCATCGTGATCCACGCAGGTGGGTTGGATGGGAACGACTACACGCTTTGCGGCTACGCCGAGGAAGGTCATGCGATGGGGAGCGAGGACACATCGCTTGAGCCGGTGACGCGCGGGAAGGTGAGCTGCGAAAACTGCATCGCTATCATCCGGTTCGGCAAGAAATTTCCAGCGAGACTGCTGGCGAGCTGATGGAACGTTAATAAAACAGGAGTTCTGAGGATGAAGCACTCTCTCGAAAGAACATCGCCAAAAGGTAAGCCGTTTATCGGCACCTGCACTCTTTGCGGCGTGGCAAATCTCACGCCAAATGCCGCCCTGCAGGATTGTGAGAATGTGCGCGGACTTTCTCAGGACGAAGCACTCATCGAAGCGATTGTCGGCCCCGCCTCACGCGTGAAGGCATAGGAGGAGACGATGGCGAAGCGACGGAAAGCAGCAAAGCGCAGACCTAAAATGTTGGATATCCGCGTCTTGCTGCCACGCGTGAAAGGCAGTGTGCGACTCTATCGCGTGATTGGCATTGGAGAGGACCAGCGTCTCTACGAACTTCAAGTCGCAACAATGTCCGCCCCGGCGCAACGCTAACGCGTGCTGAATAAGCAGGAGGTTTGAATGGCGAATGATTGCATCATCCTGAACGGCCCACAGATGTCCGAGCGCCGTGCCATTCTATACGGTCGTTCCGCGTTGGTTTACTTCGATGGCAAGTGGCTTTCTTATGATCGCGCGCCGGATGATGTCGAAGCGCACATAGGCCCGGCGTTGGTAGTGGTCGGCACCACTCATGCAGCGATGGATGAAAACGCGGGCGTGATCTTCGCTCACCCCGAACACCAGCCGACCTTTCTCGACTATCGCACTTCTACCTTGCACCCGTGCGAGTTTAGCAAAGAGGCAGACCACTAATAACGGATGACAATCATGGTCGAGACAATTTCAAAAGAGACCTTCATCGGCCTAACCGAGCAGATGTTGCGCTTCGGCGGCGCGTGGACGATGTCGCTGAGCAAAGACGGATGCACGCTTTTATATGACGGCAAGACCCACAACATTACCGAGCAGATGGCGGATGTCATGTTTAAGTGCATCCCGCGCAAGTGCAAAGACTCACCAGGACCCACCCCATGACCGACACAGCAGCACAGGGATTGAGTGAGCGTTCGCCCGGTGACGTAGACCGAGTTATCACACACGACGAGGCGCAGGAGTCAGCGCAACGGCTTATCAATAGCCATTTCCACAAAGAGCCACACGCGCGCATCGGTATTCCCGCGCGTCCCGGCTACGACGACGACCTAGTGATCTGCCAATACATTCGCCAGCAAGTCGCCCTCGCCTCCCCGGTGCCAGCACAAGCGGAAGGGAGGGCATGGGTTGGCAATTCGTATATGCAAGGAGATAAAGTCCTCGGCTTCATAGAGTATTCTGACACGACCGGCTGGCATTGGTTTGTGCCAAGCGCGTTTGGCGAATTAGGCCAATCTTGGAAGGCTAACGATGCAGCGCAAGCTCGTGAAGCCGTGGTCGCCGCCCTCTCCCCGCAGCCCGGCGCATCCGACAGCACGCGGGCGGGGTTGAGTGAGGCTGGACGCCAGCTGGTTGCAGACGCCATCGCGGATATGGAAACGAACATCACCCTGTTCAGCCATCACAAGGCGCTTTGGCTTAAACTCGGTAAGGAGCGCCTCACCGCCGCTCCCCACGCGCAGCAAGCAACGGTCGGAAATATGACTGTCGGTATCTGCGAAAGTTTTGCATCAATCGGCATAGACATTTCGGAGGATCAGCTACGCCAGTTCGAGAAGTCGCTGTTCGAGCGTGGTTTAAACTTCGCCCTCCGTACCCCACCATCGCCGGGTGAGCATCCCGATGAAAAACCTTTGATTATTCGAGCGGCTGAAAGTGACGCACGCGCCCTGATCGAGCGGATGCTTATTCGTCGCGGTGACGTAGAAGGTGTTGCACAAGGTCGAGCAATCGCCATTGCCGAGGCACTGTTGCGCGGTGGCATGTTAGCGCCGCGTGAGCAGAACAGCGCAGAGAAGGCGATGTCGCCGGAGGATTGGCAATTCCTAGACCGTCTTAGGCGCGACAACACCTATGACGGATCCCGCTTTGTGATCGAGAGCGAGCCCGATTTCTCCCAAGCGTTCCGTCTCTCTGACGAAGGCTATATAGGAATAGATCAGCGCGGCACAGGCATCATTTGCCACATCAGCCGAAAGGGACTGAAAGCCCTCAACGCCTCTCCCTCGAACGCCAAGGCAGATTAGTTCTACGCCCTCACCAATCTGGAGATTTAGATGGCCGAATATCCGAAAGAGATGACCCCGGCATTGCGCGAAGTCCTCGGCATGATGTGTTTCGAGTTCATCAAGCTTGTGCAGGGCTTCCGCGCTGCTGGATACGAAATCAAGACGCGCGCCGAGGATGAGCAGGCGTTCATGCTGCACTGGCTCATTCCCTTCGCGCTGGAGCATGGCGACAATTGGCGTCAGGCTGCTGGCGTAGAACTCAGTAAAATCTACGAGCAAGCCAAGGCTAAAGAGAAGGTCGCCTAGCTTATTCATGCGCCATCAACAACACAGGAGACTAAAATGAAAAGCAGAGACTTCGCATTCTGGCTACAGGGTTTCTTTGAACTTGGCGGCGGCGCGGATGGCCTCAACGCGCAACAGGTTGCCATGGTCAAACAACATCTTGGTTTTGTCTTTCAGCATGACCCCGACATTGCGGCCAAACCTCATGTCACGCTCGGTCAACCCGCAAGAACCCTATTCCCGAGTCCGCTAACATCGGTCCACGTTCCAACCGACACATCGGCAACGATGATTTGTTGATGGCTAGTCACTGATGGAGAATTGGAATGGCCTTTGAAGAAGAAATCGCACAGATCAAGCTCGAACATTTCGAGAAACTAAAGTCGCGGCGGCTCATCATTCTTGTCGAAGCTGACTATGGCTTTGATGTGGAGCAATGGATGCCTGACGGCGTTGCGCCAACATCGTCCTACGATACAGCTCAAGAAGCTGCGGCTCGCGTCCTGCAATTGCTGAAATTGAAGGACCCCGTGACGCCGCAGAACTGGCCAGAGGTCGTTGGCATCGGCTCAACCGGCGGCCCACCGGAGCCGCAGCCAAAGATCGTTTAGCGGTTACGTGTCGTCAACAATTGAGGAAACGATGAAACGTAAGGCACATAGGCACGAAGCGACGGCATGGATGGAAGCCCATGTTTCTTACGCGGGCAGCGAATGCCTGCCGTGGCCTTTCAGCGGAAATTGGAACGGCTACGGCCATCTAGGCGTAGACGGAAAGTTGATAATGATAAGCTCGAACAGATTTGCTCCCTAAAGGGGAAACTGAACCAGCGCGAAATTGGGGCATTGTTTGGTATTTCGTACCAGCACGTGAGCGTTATCCAGAATAAGAAACTGCGCCGTCAGCAAGCCGCCTGAGTAAATTGGTGTCATCACATAAATGTTAATTAGAAATAAGTGAACAGAACATGGCACATATCACGATCCAAGACCTAGAGCGTCGAGCTAACCTTCAGCGTCTCATTGACCGTAAGGATGCTGCTAGAGGACGCCCGCTTACTGATGCTGAGAAGGCCGCAAATCTGATGCGCGCCATGACGCATTGTTGGGAGTGTGAAGGATATGTTGGTTGGAGCGCTGAAACTTGTAGCCACTGTGGCAAACAACTAGTTTAGTTCATTAATCATAAATGAATGAACATGAATTATAGAATCCCAAAGTCTACGCCGCTGGCGCTTAAGCGCCTGAATGCACGGGTTGACCGAAACCGCAAGGCTCGCGAAGATGCAGCGAACAAAGAACCAGAAGATGCCTTTGGCACGATGATGACGCAAATTGATTGTCCAGCATGCGATGATACTTTTGATATGGAAGGCGACCGTGACGGTGAGATAATCAATTGCCAGAATTGCAATACGCCTCTTCGTATCCGCCGAATGTAGCTCACTAACGAGTTGTTAATCACCAATACGGCAGGAAACAATGGATATTCTGGAGGCACTGAACAAAGGTGTTAAAATCCGCACTGTTGATGGTGTCGATATTTGGTATCATGAAAACTACCCAATCGATGACCTTATAGAAGAAGCTGCCGAAGAAATCTCTATTCTTCGTAAGCACTTGAAAAAAATTATTGGAGAAAAAGATATCGCAGATATTCTTTGGTCCGACCTTCCAGACACAGAGCTTGTAACGGTATCAATTCGACTAAAAGAATATCGGGATATGAGCAAGTATCTAAAATCTTCTCGTTAACTGGTTATAAGCGCTAACGGAGGGAGCTAGTCGGATATTGGCCAATGGAACAACGGTTTACTCCGCGATCTAACGAACCCAGCCCGAGTCGGGGAAACTCGACCTCCCTCCACCCTCTCTCTAACTAGATATAAGTGCGCAATTCAGTTGACAGCCCGGCAATAATCTCTAAATTCAATGCAGGCCGAATGCTAAGCCGGTCTGTCACTTGCGGCTATGTCTTTGACAATCGTCAACGATAACTTCCCCATCGGACAGCGTAGCCTCGCGGCTTAGTTGTTCGGAGTTTTCGGCCCTTGTACTTGGCAACAGAAACAAGGGCCACTTAGCACTCCATGACCCACGAAGACCTAATCATCACAAATCACGCCATTGAGCGTTACCAGGAACGTATCGCCTACGTTAGCCGGGAAGACGCTGTTGTGGCCATTCGAATTGGGATAGCTGCCGCCAAGGATAAGCATCTAGAACCTCATAGGCTGGCCAAGCGGACGTTCTACATTCCCACAGGTGAAATGACCCTCATTGGATCAAACAATCGCATAGTGACCGTCCTACGGTCTTCTGGCGATTAACCCCCGTCCTTGGTCTGCGAGGGCTTTACTCGTCCAGAATGCAAGCCGTGCCTTAGTCCGGACGTTCTGGAGGTGGATTATCTTTGCATGGGCATTCCAGAGACTAAGATGCTATGTACCCTGTGCGCCTCCCGCATTTTCACGTGCGAACCCATTGGTTGGGCAGCATAAGGCGAGCCGCTGTTTTGTCAGCCCTCTTCCGCCAGCCAGAAAGAGGGTGAATCTGCCGTGAGGTAAGGTTTGGACGGCGGCTCACCTTATGTTCATTGTCCATCCGTCAACGAACAAAAAGAAACCGGCCCCTTTCGGGACCGGGCGCTAGCCGAAGCTAGCTCGGGGCGAAGCTCTTTCCATTTCTGGATATTTTCCCGCGCGGGAAAACCATTTTCATGGTGGCGCTGGCTATCTAACGCCCGGGTCCAGCGATCTGATGGTTAGATAGCATGGCGTCATGAAACTTGCACGGCTTTCTGGCATTTGCTAGATTGTAATGGAGGCACCTGGGGTAGCTCCCCGGATGCTGGGCGGGTGCTTGGCTGGTGACTTTCACACCATTCAACCCCGCCCGCCCTCTAACCCGATGAAAGCGGGGTAAAATGCAGTATCTCTACGTCCGTAATTGGGCGACATTTCAGCACTACAAATATCGCAATCCGCCGTGGATTAAACTCCACCGGGAAATTCTCACAAGCACCGATTGGGTTTCCGTAGATGATGCTAGCAAGCTGCTAGCAATCGTCTGCATGATCGTGGGCGCTAAGGATCAGGGCCGCGTGCCTAATGATCCGGCGTTCCTTAAGCGGATAGCCTATCTAGATAAGCTTCCAAATCTTAAACCATTGATTGAATGTGGGTTTCTCACAGAAACGCTAGCAGATGCTAGCAAACGGGAGCAACTGCGTACAAATGCTCCGACAGAGTCCAGAGTCCAGAGTTCAGATACAGATTTAGAAAGTAAGAAAGTTGATGATGATGTTAAGAAAAACGGAAAGGGGGATAAAAAAACAAAACCCCAGCATCTTCAGCAAACCCGTGACGGCAAGCGGCTGTGGTGCGACCAAGGGACTTCCGAATGGGTAGCCTATCTGAATGATTTCAAAGCTGCGCACTCAGGGGTAGACCCAAAGATCGAATGGAATGGCGCTGGCGCATGGTTTAATACGGAAGGGGAAATTAGGATGGCTAAGGCTGTTCCAAAATAGTTTTCTTATACTTTCGCAGGAATTTTTTAATTACCTTGCGAGCATCCTCTAGCGCCCAAAGAGAGCCTTCAACAAATTTCAGATATTCTTTCGGGTCATCGGTGCAGGCGTCGTCAGAAATCCAGGCATCAGACATTGGGCCTTCAACTTTGAGGAAAAGTTCATTGCAAATCTCTTGGGCTTTTCCCTCTCGGCGCATACCCATTTTAATCAAACCCGTACATGGTCATACGGGCTCTTTGAAACTCTTCGTTCCATTCCCAATCCGATCCATCGCCCAAGGCCGTTCCGAAAAGCATCTCCTCTTTGCCGTCAGCAATTCGGTTACTTACACGGTGGCGCTGTTTTTCGGTCATATCTTTGAATGCCAAGGTAATCGCGTCTAAATGACGTGGAGCGGCCACATAAACCCGGTCCCGGAACAAAACAGCGTTGTGCCGTTGTTCTGGCGAGTAAATAAAGAAATCAGCGGCGATTGGACAAATTACAGGGTTTTTCATGTGGATTTTAATCCATAATAGGTAGAAGGATCAGCGCGTTATACAATCAAACGGCCTATCCAAATCTCCCGTCCAAACAACAGCTTTAGTGAGAGGACATTCGGAGAGTAGGGCCATGCGAGGAGCGGGTTTTGGCTGGGAGGCCAGTGCCATAAGCGCCAAGATCGATCCGATAGCAATGATAGCGCGGTAGTAGATCATGGTCGCCCCTCAGCGTTGATTCAGCCACAGTAAACAATGGGTTAGCTACGACCCGACAAATTCAATATTGTCCTTGTATCGGTAGGCAAGGTCATTTCGATATTGGTCAACTTCAATAAAATCGCCAGTTTGGCGATCCCTTACGACCCAACGCGAATTCATAGAGTTTCCGTTAGGAGTAGTTCCGTTTTCACGAGCCGCGATAAACTTGGTTAGTTTTTCCATAGAATGGCACTCTAGGTTCTTAGCCAAATGGCCCGTATTCTTCATTAGAGCGGTTTCTGTGCGTTTTAGTCCGCTTCAAGTACCTGATAGCCCCAAGCCTTACATACAGTCGTCTGCGAGGCTGCGTCGTTGGCTTGTTCTTCGGTTTTGAACTCGGAAACGTCTCCTTCGTCATTATCGACGATGGTAATTAGTTTCTGGGTGCTCGGATTGCGCGTGACGATAATGAAGGTCATTTGCCGTCCTGTGCAAGCTTGAGGGCTGCGCGGGCAATCCCACCGCCATCACGGGTTACGTCGAAAAGGTACGCACTCCCGTTCGAGAATTTGTCGTCGGCGTCGTTGCGCTGATTAGCCCCCTCATGCCGCTTAGGATCGGCGTAGAATTCCAATGCAGCAATTAGCATTGTGTGCGAATTAACAGCAAGAGCCATCGAATGAAGATTCGTCTTGAACTCAGGCGTAACTGGACCGGCTGGCGCGATCAGCATTAGAACACTGACATTACCTGCTTCGTCGGCTGACATGATCGAAAAATCTAACCCATCACCGCTGCGGCAATCGTGCGGTTGTTCATGAACTTCCCACTTATCGTTTTTCATCCTAACCTCTTGTTCACATATGGCTATTCAGCGCTGTTAATTATTGCCAAGTAGCTTATTGAGGCGGTCGAGCCAATATTGGCTCTTTTCGTATAGTTTGTTTGCCTTCGCCTTTTCTCCGCGCTCAGAAGCTTCATTGGCATCGCCAAGATATCGCGCGCTATTCATGTCAGCGTCTGCTATCTTCTGTGCGAGCGTTTTGGCCATGTCATTCCCCTGATCTGATATAGCCACCCTACCCACGATTTGACAGGCTGTCAACTGGTTTATTGACGGATTGTGCAGAAATATTACGGGATTGACGGAATAGATAAACCATGAAATATATTAGAAATGCCAGCTAAGAAATCAATTAAGCCAGCGCAACCAACTATAACATTTCCCGCGCCTCAGGAAATGAAAGACTGGGTTCGCGCCCAAGCTGATGCGGATAGGCGTACTTCTAGCGCATGGATGCGGTTGGTCGTGGAACGAATGATGGTTGGTGAGGGCCATTTTTCTGTTGAAACTCAGCCTAATCAAGAGCAGTATGTACAGGAAGATCAATCAGATAGCACTGTAAGTCCGGATGATCTGGTTGCCGCCGCGCTTCAGACGGCAGAACAGCAAGGGGCTACGGAACCACAATACGAGGAAGTTCCGCAGCCACAAGGCGTCCGCAGTCTTCGCAAGCCAGTCAGCCGCCTATCTCCGGGAAATCACGGACAAATCGAAAGGTTCTTGGGGCGATGAATATTCTCTGTGGTATACTGTTCGCGTGCAGCCTAAGTGGGCCTGCATTGACCGTAGACGGCGACACAATTCGAGTATCAGGACAATCTGTGCGTCTTTTCGGGGTGGATAGCGAAGAACTATCGGAGCCCAATGGCTATGCGGCCAAAGCCGCGATGGTTAAAATCGTTAGCGGCCATACGATTTCCTGTGAGCCGAGCGGCAAGTCCTACAATCGCGTAGTCGCGACATGCAAAACCGAACAAGGCATTGATATTAACGCGGAAATCATTAAAGTAGGCGCTGCGCTTGATTGCGCTCGATACTCAAAGGGCAAATACCGTCAGTTTGAACCCGAAGGCGCAAGGGCGCGGCTCATTCAGAAGGGGTATTGCTGATGGACCGTCGAGGATTTTCGATTGGGGTGGTAGCTACAACTGCCGCTCTCATGGTGCCGTCTCTTTTCAAGAGGGTATCGGTAGAGTTTGACTATATTGATGGTGAGTGGATGTACCTCGTGGCGGGAGACTATCATACTGGCCAGAAAGACAAAAACTATGGGACCTATATACGTGAGTGACCCACTCAAAAATACCCCACAGGATCAACCTGTTGCATCAACCCTGTGGGGTTCTCATTCCTTGCCTCTACTGAGGTTTGGAACGCCAGTGCGCGCGCACCTTATGGATGCGTCCGTACGGGCTGATACGTCGGTACTCGGCAATGAAAATCATTGCGGGTGCCTTTCTGTAGGCACGCTCGCAGATGGATTAGGTGGTTCTCACGGTCCGGCTAGGAACAAGAAGAAACATCCAACCTCTGCGAGCGTGCGCAGATGTGAAGGTTTCCTCGATTGCTCCGTTGCTGACGGGCGTATTCGAGGCCTTGCGCCACACAGGCAGAGTGTGGCGACTCGTGACCCCAGAAATCTAGGCGAAAGCCTGACCCAAGGCAATGGGGATCATGCTGCGGGGTGCTTCCCCTCAAATGCGTCCATCAAAGCTAGGGCGGCCGCTTCCGTGGCGGGGCGAATGTATGGGTGCCATACGTACACCCCAAAGAACGATACCAGGATCAGGAATGCGCCGAAATACGTGAGCGCGCCGCCTCCAAAGGAGTGGCTGATTTCTGCGGCTACGAAGTTCGAGAAGGCCAAAGCTGCGACTGGGAAGCTGGCCCAAATCATCGCCACTCCGAGCATTATCCAGATGGAGCCAATTCCCTTTCCGGCACTAAGCAGGATTTGGTGAGCGCGATGCAGCCAGTCTCTAGCCATTCCGAAAACGTGCCTCTGCTGCAATGGCGCTTGGTGCCCCCGCCAATTATGGTCCTTAAGCCGTTCCCTTTGGTGGTTCCGACTCAAATTTTTGAAGAATTTGTCGCTGCCGTGCGCGTTCTGGATCGCGGACGCCATCAATCAAGATATTTAAAACTACTGCGGCATCTATTCTACCGGCAGAGAGATGCCCGTCGCGCTGAAATTCAAGCGGTCTTAGCAAATCTGATTGATGAGCACCGGAAGCAAGGAAAACTTCCATGACGGTAGCTAGGGCGTCCAGCAAGCCAATCTCGGTATCGGTCATTTTATCTTCCGTTTTGGCGGACGCTTTTTCTGTTTGGCCTTCTCAATGCTCCGCTCAACCTCTTTCGGCTTGGTTTGAACAAACCGTTCAAGAGCTTCGGCAAACGGCATGTCGATCTTTAGCTTGGGCTCTAGCTTCTTACCCTTGGCGTTCATGCGATCAGCGCCTTGTAGGTCAAGCGGCCTTCGATCTGAGAGAACAGACCGTTCATCCGTTCCGTGACGGTAAGGCCGCGCCGATTAAAGCGGAAGGTCATTTCCTGAACGTAGCGGTCCAGATGCTTGGGCGAAACCCAGTGATGAATGCCCGTAATCTGCCGTTTCAGAAGCGCCCAAACGCTTTCGATGCTGTTCGTGTGGGCATCGCCCTTACGCCATTCGCCCTTGGCGTGATTTACGACCTGATGCTGCGGATAGCCTTCAAGTCCGGCATAGGCCGGATGTGCGTCGGTCGAAAGCAATTCAGCCTTGGGCGACACAACGGCGTGGATGAAGCCCTGCAATTGGGGCTGGCCAGCAACATGAATAACGCGCGCGATCAGGTTGCCCTTACGCTCGACGGCCCCAATAACGGCAGTTTTGCCAACCGAGCCACCGCCCGTTCCGCTTCGGCGACCGTGTTTGTTCTTGGCTTTCCCTCCCACGTAAGTCTCATCAACCTCGACTTTGCCACGCAGCTTATTGGTGGAATTAAACGACTTGGTGCGGGCGGCATGTCGCAGGCGGTGCAGGACAAACCATGCGGTCTTTTGGGTGATTTTCAGGTCCTTAGCCAAGGTGGTGGAGGCGATGCCCTTGGGGTGGTTCGTAATGAGCCAGATCGCCATGAACCACTTACGGAGGGGAAGTTTGCTGTCCTCGAAAATGGTGCCGACCTTGATGGAGAAACGGGACCGGCAATCCGCACACTTGAAGGTAGTTTTGTCGGAGAACGAATAGACGCGGGTCCCGCCACAGTGCGGGCAGAAAGAGCCATCAGCCCAACGGATGGATTTGAGATGCTCAACGCAGGCGACTTCGTCGGGGAAGGCCTTCATCAGATCGAACAGGCTGTCGAAGTTCATCATGGTCCGCTCCATCAGTGTGGAGAAACCGTACTCTCAAAATCAGGCTGGGTCAAGCATGTATATAGGTCCCAAAACTATCTTAGGTATTGTGAGGCTATATCTGCTGGCCGAAAGGCGCATGAGCAGCACGTTTCCGCAACCAAAATGACAGTGAGTATTTGAATGGTTCTGCTCATTCACAAACCGTATTGTTGAGGACAAGTGTTGGATATCAGCAAAGAGTACAAAGCCTTGGCCACACCAACATATGTCATAGTTTCGTATGATGAAAATGGCGATCTAATTTGGCCTGAGCCGCCATATCACGTTCCGAAAGCCGAGTTTGATATTGCGGTTAGGTCTGGCTATCTCATTCGAGATTTAACGGATAAGTTTCACGGTTGGCCAACATTCGCGGCAGAGCAGAAACGAAGTTTTGGATGCGATGATGAGGTTTCCCATGCACAGCATTTATCTTCGGTGTGATTGTTCTGCTTGCGAGGCTGTAGTGGATCGTCGTGCCGTAGACGATTTTGGAGGGACTTACCGAAAGTCGGAATCTCGCGGCACGTTTGCGGTAGGCGAAGATCGAGAGCTATTGGCTTATGCTGAAAGCCTAGGGTGGGATGTATCAGGTGGAACTCACAGATGCCCAGAGCACGCTAGTCTAGATTTTACCATGCGGTTTCCCAAAAACAGTATCAAGGGCATGTATGTGGTGCCTGATGCCAATAGACATGATCGAAGGGTTGCTGAGCGCGAATGGCGGCTGAAATGAGCAAAGCCGTGCTATGGACAATAGCGGTTCTAAGTTTAGGCCTAAGTGCGGTCAATACATACCAATTGTCTCGCAAGTCCAATGACTTAGACCTATCTAAATGCACGGTATATGGAATGATGGTATCTTGTCCTGTAGTGGCGATTAGATATTTCAAACCGAAATCAAATCAATCAATGTTAATGGAAAAACAATCAAAGGCTACCAGATGCCCCGTGGTGGCGTAAGGGAAGGCTCAGGGCGCAAGAAAGGCCAGCCGAACAAAAGGACGGCTGAATTGCTTCAGGCTGTCTCAGAGAGCGGCCTAACGCCTTTGGAATACATGCTGACTGTCATGCGCGACAAAACCCAAGAATGGGCGCGCAGGGACGATATGGCTAAGGCTGCCGCGCCTTACGTGCATTCCAAGCTCGCGAGTGTTGAACATTCAGGTAAAATCGATATGGGCCTAGGCGATAGGCTATCTGGCGCTATTCAGCGGGTAGACGAGGACCAGCCGGTTGTCGAAACCCAGCACTGAGCCGGATCACGAGCAAAGGCTGTTCGATGAGATAGCCAAATGCTCGAAAGACCCATTGCGGTTTGTCCTATTCGCGTTTGACTGGGGTAAGGGCGATCTAAAGGATTCGGATGGCCCTGACGAGTGGCAACGCGGCGTTCTGGTGGCTATTCGGGATGGGCTGAGTCTGGATAGCGCTCTCCGGCTGGCGATGGCGTCTGGTCACGGTATTGGAAAATCCTGCCTCGTCTCATGGCTCATCCTTTGGGCGATGTCTACTAAGGTCGATACGCGCGGTGTAGTCACAGCCAATACCGCAGTGCAGCTAAAGACCAAGACATGGGCTGAACTCAGTAAATGGCATCGGCTTTGCATCTGTGGCTATTGGTTTGAGCTAACAGCCACTGCGATTTACGCCAAGGACCCGAAGCACGAGAAGACGTGGCGTATCGATAGCATTCCGTGGTCTGAGAACAACACTGAAGCCTTCGCCGGTATGCACAACGCCGGAAAGCGCATTATTGTGCTGTTCGATGAGGGGTCGGCTATCGCGGATGTGATCTATGAGGTTACGGAAGGCGCACTGACGGACAAGGATACCGAGATTATTTGGGGAGTGTTTGGCAACCCTACGCGCAATACTGGGCGGTTCCGGGAGTGTTTTGCCGGGGGTAGGTTTCACCATCGGTGGTTGGCTAAACAGATCGATAGCCGAGATGCGAGGATCACGAATAAGGCTGAGATTGCCGAGTGGGTCGCGGACTATGGCGAAGACAGCGATTTCGTGCGCGTCCGTGTTAAAGGGGTATTTCCTAGAGCCGGATCGACGCAGTTTATCTCGGGCGACCTTGTAACCGCTGCCGCAAGTCCTGACCGTGATCCAGAAGTTACCTTGTATGACCCACTGGTTATGGGGGTGGATGTAGCTCGATACGGTGACGACAAGACGGTTTTCCGGTTTAGACGGGGCCGGGACGGTCGTTCGATTAAGCCCATGAAATTCCGTGGTCTAGACACAATGCAAGTAGCTGCCAGGATCGCGGAGGCTTACGAGCGCTATAAACCGGATGCTATTTTTATCGACAATGGTAGTTTCGGCGCGGGTGTGGTAGATCGATGTAACTACTTGAAATTGCCCGTGCTTGGAATCGATTTTGGTTCCGAACCAGATAAAGATATTCAGGGGCGAGACGGGCAGATAGCCTATTACAACAAGCGCGCGGAGATGTGGGGACGGATGAGGGATTGGCTACCTGGTGGGATGATAGATGACGACATGGAGCTAGCGTCCGATCTCCCTGCGGTGGAATATGGCTTCGCGATGAAGAGTGGCCGGGATTGCATTCTCTTGGAAAAGAAAGAACACATGAAAAAGCGTGGTCTTGCCAGCCCAGACGATGGGGACGCTCTTGCGCTTACATTCGCACATCCGGTTGCCCCTACGGACCAGCGCTACAAGTACGGGCATCAGGCGGGCTCGGGTTACACAGCGGAATACGACCCATTGGCGATGTCATGACCGAAATAGATGAAGACTCAGAAATCTGGCGGTTGATCGACCATGGCGGCGGTCAGACCTGCAACGTTCGCGGCGTGTTGCGTGCGTTGGAAGAGGCTGGCTATGTTATAATCCATTTGGATGATTTGGCGGAAAGGCACTGTGACGCATTCGATGACGGTGTAGAAATGGCCATGCTCGATATAGGTCCAGTGGCGGGCAGCGCATGACGAGTTTTGTTGGTATCGAAGACTGGTTGCTAGGCCATGTTGCGGCTTGGCAATTCAAGAATAGACGCTTGATTAGAGAAGGATGGACTCTAACGACTTGTTACATGGTCAACGGTGACATTGAGCACTATGCTGAGAAGGACGGAGAACGAGTAGACAATAACCCCTCAGAGGCCTTCAGTCTGTGACCCGCTGCCTCTACAACCCCAACCGTGAACGCTTCCAGCCCGGCAATGGTGCGCCGCAAGGCCATCACAAAGCCGCACAGGATGCTCGGCAACAGTTGGGTGAATTTCTAGACGCTAATCTAACGCGCCCGCTGCACAACACCGCTTCTCAAAACGACGCTCGTGTAGAGCGCGAACTAAATGGCATGTCGCAGGCCGCGAGGGTATTTGCTGAACTTGAAATGCAGGATAGGACTAAGGCTGTACATTCGTGGCAGTATGATCCACTGGCGAGGTAATCATGGAAGAACACCGAAAACGATGGCGTGAATTTGAGAGTGGATGCCGTAGAGGCGTATGGCAGAAGCATGAGGCCATAAAGAACAAGGAAATCGATCAGAATATTCGTCGTATGATGATCGAGTCATTGATATATCCGCCAGTGTGCGCCTTTAAATATTCAAAAGAAGGCCACGAGGCTATAATTTATAGGCCAATTTAATGAACGAACGAATCCTAGGCGCTCAGATCAACGGTGCGCTATACCTAGCCTCTGTGACGTGGATCGGGTGGCAGACCACGCATCTCATGGCAACATATCTGGCCATCGCGGCATTTGGCGTGACCTATCTCGCGTATCTGGTCCAGATCGCGCTGCCGTACAGCACGAAGATCGGCAATAGCCTTGTTGCGGTATCTGTGCTATTGGGCGCTAGCGCTGGTATTATGCTTTTGATTTAGGACAATATCATGGGTCTTTTCTCGGCTCCTACGCCTCCTGCTGCCCCACCTCCGCCTCCCTTGCCGCCCGCAGCTAATCCTCAGACGCTCGCCAGCGCGGAAGTTCAAAAGACCGGGCAGAACAAGTCTAAGCCTGGATTTGGTGGAACCGACCTTACATCGGGCGACGTGACGGGTGGAAGCAAGACGCCAACAGCTAAAGCTCAGCTTTTGGGCGAGACAGCTAGTTGAACCAACTAACCGCATTCGAGCAGTTTGAGCGCATCCTGCGGCACGTCAGTAAATCCTTAGCAGAACGAGATTGGGAAACGCCAGCAATGCAGATTTTGGATGAGTTGGCGGAAGAGTTCAGGCTCGCGGTTTTGGCTAAGGCGGATAACGAAGTCGCGGCTGCGTTGAGCTTTGGAGCATGACTCACCCTCTTAAAATCGTACCGTCTAAGACGGACGTTGAAGCCGCAGCAGAGATTAAGGATCGCTTTATCCAATCTGCGCAGCCTTTGATTGCGTGTATCGAAGACGCAAAAAACCTTGGGTTTGATGTCCATTTTCATCTTGAGCCTGGGCCACTAGGCAACATAGCAATCACAGTTCTTAAGGTGACCAAGGAATTTTGATGCTTCAGGATTCTTCAGTCCATTACGAGGAAATGTCGCCATCCCTATTGGCCGAAACTCCTGCTATGCCGAAGCAAGAGTGGTACGCACAGGACCCTAAGTGGGAAGACCTCCGGCTACAATTAGAACAACGGCTATACGGACTTCGCAACTGGAGGTTGTCATGGCTCGACCACTGGCGACGATTGGCTGAGGCGATACTTCCCCGGCGTCTACATTATTTGATCACCCCGAACACCATGGTGAGGGGGTCTGCGATCAATGGCGCTATCAAAGACCCTACAGGCACTCAAGCCGTTCGCGTCTGCACTGCCGGTCTACGTTCCGGCATCATGTCATCTTCGCGGCCATGGTTCAAGATTAAATCAGGACTAAAGAACTTTAAGCCAGACCGCGAAGCAGACTTATGGTTTGAGAACGTCCAGGACAGGATTTACCGAGTATTCAGCGGTAGCAATTACTATCAAACTGCTACGCAGATGTTCGAGGACCTAACAGTCTATGGAACTGCCCCCAAGCTAATGCTGGAAGACAGACAAACAGTCATCCGTTGTTACAATCCGTGCGCTGGCGAATACTATCTTGGTGCTGGCGCTGACCAGCGGATAAATTCGTTCTACCGAACCTATGTGATGACCGTTATTCAGGTCGTTGAGATGTTCGGGCTTTCAAATGTTGGCCCTGAGGTTCAATCCTTGTGGGAAAATAAGGGCTCGTCGTTGGAGACTGAGGTTATCGTTGCTCATGCGATTGAGCCTAATTTCTCTCTTGAGATGCCCGGAATGCCGCCGAAGTTGGGTAAAATCCCCGGCAATTTTGCGTATCGGGAATACTATTGGCTGTGGGGTAGATCAACGCCCGGTCCATTATCCGCTCGTGGCTTCCGTGAAAAGCCGTTTATCGCGCCGCGCTGGGCTACGACTTCGAACGATGCCTATGGCCGCTCTCCGGGCATGGATGCCCTGCCGGATATTCTACAGCTTCATCTCATGACCGTTCGGCAGGCCGAAGCCATCGAGAAGATGGTGCGCCCCCCGATGCTCGCTAGCCTGGCCCTTAAGAACCAGCCTAGTTCCATCCTTCCGGGCCGCGTGACCTACGTGGAAGACGTGGCTAAGGGCATGCGCTCGATCTACGAAATCAACATGGACATTCAGCATATGTCCGCGTTGATCGAAAAGATTGAGAAGCGTGTGGAGAAATGGTTTTTCAACGATCTATTCCAGATGATGGAAAACCTTGAGGGTGTTCAGCCTCGCAATGAAATGGAAATCGCGGAACGGCGCGGTGAGAAACTTCAGGTTCTAGGACCTATTGTCGAAGGCATTGAGAATGAACTGGCCGACGATCTGAGGCGCACGATCTCGATCATGAAGCGCCGTGGGTTGCTGCCGCCCATGCCTGCCAGTTTGCGGGGTGTTCCGTTGGAGATTGAGTTCGATTCCATGGTTGCCGTTGCTCAGCGCGCGGCTGAGACGGCAAGCATGGAAAGGGGTATAACCGTCATTACTAGCCTGAAACAGACGTTTCCAGATAAGAATCTGGATGATAATGTGAACATGGATAACTGGGTTCGTGATTATCTTGGTAAGTCTAACTTCCCAACCAAGGATATGAATGGTGAGGATGAAGTCAAACAAATCCGCGCTGGTCGTCAGGCTGCGTTGAAACAGGCCGCTGACCAAGCTAAACAAGCTCAGGCGCTAACGCATACCGTTCCTGCCGTTGCTGGAGCCGCGAAGAGCGCTGCGGATGCGGGCCTAGACGTTGGCGGCGCTTTAAACGCGGTTCAGGTAGCACAAGGCTGGACGCCAGCTAACCAAGCTTCAGTGCCACAAGGATAGCCATGACTGACGGTCCAATTCTCCTAGACGGCAAGCCGGTTCCTGACAAAGAGGAAATCAAAGGCATCCAGGTTGACGCCAATGGCGAACCTGTCCTCCAAGGGACAAGGATGACCGAGAAAGAAAGTCTGGAGCGGGTCATAGAGGGCCTGAAGATGGTTTCCGACGCCTGCGCTCATCTAATCCATCATGAACCACTTAAGGCTGACCATTGGCGGCAGTTTAAGACTAGGTTTGATAAGTCGCGCCGAATTTGTGTTCAATATGCCGGTGGAATGGGTTCGGGCCAGAAAGAAACACAAGAGGTTCGTGATCCCATGCCTTGGCGGTTGTGTCGCCAGCGCTTTCTTGAGGGTGTGGAGCAGGCCGCTGGTGGATGTCGCCAATTATCTACGTGTTTTCGCGGTGATTTGTGGTGGTCGCAGATGGCAACTACGTTGGAGGACATGGCGCGGAAGCTTCAGACAATGCGCAGGATGGCCGCTAAGCAAGCCCTATCTCCTTTGATTATTCCTGAAGGATATTCGAGGCACTAAATGAAATCTGCGGACAGCAACACGCAGGGGTACAAAGCTAAAGCGGAGCCAGGCGATGATGCCTACAAGGCTCAAGTCGCAGAGCCTATGATGAATGCTATCGACGCAATGCCTAAGAGTTACCGAGAATTGGTGCATTTGTTTGGATATGTTGATGTCTTCCGGGCATGGCGTAAGGGATGGTCGGTAGATGCAATTAAAGCCAAGGCCGCTAAGAATGGCGGTTATTTTGAACTGTGAATACCCCGCAGCAATGGGGCTAGTCGCGATGGAGAGCTTCCATCGTCCACCGGGTGGAGTCGAAAGATTTCCCCTGTTATTCGTGACCGGGCGTTGCTGACCGGTGCGACGATGGGAGACAGAATGTTAAAAGTTCTTGCGATACTGATGCTTATGATTGTGCCCGCTCTGGCTCAACAGCCACGGGAGTACACGATCAAACTGCCTGCCGATATGCTCAATCAAGTAGGTGCTGGGCTGGATGAATTACCGGGTCATATCCGCAGGCCGATTATCGATGCCATCTCAAAGCAGATAGCCGAGCAAAACGCCGCGATGGCCGAGAAGGAAAAGGCCGAGGCCAAGAAACCCAATGAATGAACCGTTTCCGACGCTGAGAAGCGGAGATGGGATAATCTGGGTGAGCGCCAAGACCGATCAGGCTTTTCGGAAGGCTTTGATGGACGGGGTTCCTCCGTCTCTCAGACCAAAGATGGCTGACGCATTGGCTGAACTGCCTCAGTCCGACGCTATGGAGTTCTCTGTTAAATACTTCGGCAAAGAACTGGCTGATATTAAAAACCAGATTGCGCCGTTGTTGATTTCTCTCAATAAGTATTTGAAAGAACAGAGGAATTTGGATGGCTTGTTTGAATGGCTAGATGTGACAAACATGGGAAATAGCCAAAAGCTGATTAGCGTTCTCAAAGAATGGTCGGAGATGAAGAATGCTTGAAATAAAAATAGAATTTCAAAAGAAGACCGAAACAGGATGGGAAAAAATTTGGTCGCTGCCAGAGTCTGCTACATGGGAGAGCGATATTGAGGTTCATATGGCGAAAGCCCTTCTTAACGCACCCCGTCTGCGCGGTGGCGAATGGCGATTTGTCATGAACCGATTTGCCCAAATGCTTCTTATGGGACAAATAGCGGTCAATAAATTTGGGAATTATAGATATCCACATATTGTGAATATTGTCACAGAGATAGTGGATTAAATGGCTACTTTGGCTGAAGAACCACTAGCGGCCTACGCCGCAGACGATCCGGTAGCAGAGAATAACCAGCGCCGAGAAGCCGCTCGCGTTAGCCGTGAAGACGCCGATGTTATGCGGTACATCATGGCCACAAAGCCGGGGCGCGCGTGGCTTTTCCGGTTTCTGGCCAAGTGCAATATCATGGGGGATTCATTTGTCCCCGGTCAGGCGGATTCGACGGCATTCCGGTTAGGTCAGGAAAACATCGGAAAACAAGTTTGGCTATCTGCTCAGAGCGCGTCAATTGACGATTATCTCACGATGATTAAAGAACAGCAGGCCGAGGAAAAACGGCTTGAGGGGGTTCGTCAAAGGGAAGAACAATCTCGCAGGAACGAAGATGAAGGCACTAGCGATAGCCCGTTTATGCCTGACCTGCCCCCACCGGCTGGGTATCCCGGAGGGCCGGACTTGCCAAAGGATAAAAATAAAGGTAAAGCAAAATAATGGCCGACGAAGTTTCTATTCCGGTACCTGATACGGGCGCGCAAGCCCCGGTTGCCGATGCCGTCGCCCCTGCGGTAAATGCTGATGTAGCAGAAGTAAAAATTGAATCCCAGCCAACTCTTCTTGAGGCGGCTGCCGGTAAACCAGAAACCAAGACCGAAGAGGTTAAGGTAGAGGTTAGCCCGGAACCGGCCCCGGCTGAAGCCGATAAGGGTGAGGTTAAGGAAGCCAAGGCAGACGGTGAAAAACCAGAAGCTAAAGCGGAAGAACCAAAGCCTGACGCGGATAAAGCGACTGACCCGGTAAAAGAAGCCACGGCTGAACTTCAGCCCCCGGCCCCTGTGAAGTACGAAGCGTTCAAGGTTCCTGACGGGATTAAACTCGACGACAAAGAACTAGGTAAATTCACCGAAGTTCTTGGCTCTGCTCAAGTAAAACAGGAAGACGTGCAAAAGCTCGTCGATCTGTATACGGCGGAACGGCAGCGCGATTTCGAGACGGCCCGAACTGAACAGCGTGAGCACTGGAATAAACTCAACGACACTTGGAAAACCGACACCCGCAAGGATGAAAAGCTTGGCGGAAATCGGCTTGAAACGTCTCTCTCGATGGCTAAGGCATTTATCGAGGAATATGGCGGTTCAAAAGAACAAGTTCGCGAATTGATGGCTCATCTCAATAACAACGGGATGGGCAATTTTATTGGGTTTATTCGCCTTGCTCATAATGCTGCGACTGCCTTGAACATCTTCGAAGATTCTGTCGTATCGGCCAACCCATCCACGCCAAAGGAAGAGCGCGGACCGGGCAAGCGCGGCTGGTACGGCAACATGGGTAACGGGCAGGCCACCTAAGTTTCCGGCCAATTCAAACTGCTGCGGCAACGGCAGAAAGTCACGATTTCTAATCACGACGCCGAGCGCGCGTGAAATAGGAGTCGATGAATATGTTCCTAACTTTGGCCGATATTGGTCGCCGTATGGACCCCGAAGGCAAAATTGCCGACATGGCAGAGTTGCTTTCTCAGTGTAATGAGATGGTTGATGACATGCCGATGGTGGAGGCCAATGGCCTTACCACGCACGTTACGACCGTCCGCACTTCGCTGCCCAAGGGCTCTTACATTCGGTACTACCAGGGCACGCAGTACACAAAGTCTAACGCGGCTCAGGTTGAATTTGGCATGTCGCTGCTCCGCGATTACAGCCAGATCGACAAAGAGCTTTGCAAGCTCGGTGGTCAGGAAAGCGTCCAGCGCGAAAAAGAAGATGTTGCGCACATGGAAGGTCTTTCCCAGCAGCAGTCCACGACGCTGGTGTACGGAAACACTTTCACATCGCCGGAACAGTTTACCGGCTGGTCGCCGTTCTTCAACACGGTATCCACGACCACGGCTCAGAACGCGGTTAACGTGTTCGACTGCGGCGGCACGGGCGGCTCGAACGCTTCTATCTGGCTCATCGGTTGGGGCGAATCGACGGCCTACGGCATTTACCCGAAGGGCTCCAAGGGCGGGTTGGTGTTCGAAGACAAGGGCGATGTTGTCCCCGGCTTCGATGCTTCAAACCTGCGCTTTGAAGCCTACACGTCGATGTTCCAGTGGCAGCTTGGTCTAGCCATCGAAGACTGGCGCTATACCGTCCGTCTCTGCAATATCGATACGACCACGGCTGGCCTGCTTGGTCCGACGCCGCCCGATCTGTTCGCGATCCTCTCGCGTGCGGTTGTCCGACTTCCTACGGCTGGCCGTACTGTATCGGGCATTACCAAGACCGACGCGCCGGACAAGATGGCACCGGCCATCCGTCTCAAGCTCTATATGAACCGTACAGTCCGAGCGGCCTGCGATATTCAGGCCATTCGAGACAAGAACGTCCTGCTTTCTCCGACCGATTATGCAGGCAGGCCTATCGTCAATTTCAGAAATATTCCGCTGGGGGTGCAAGATTCGATGCTTTCCAGTGAAAGCCGCGTTGTTTAATCGGTCAGAGCAAAGGAAACACACATGCTTAACGACCAGAATCTAGTCCTTTCGAGCGCTCAGGCCGTAACTGCCACGGCTGCATCGACCAACACGTATGATATCGAAATCGGTAACACGGTAACGACTACGTTCACGCCAGCTCCGGCTCAGATTATCGGTAACGCGACTTACTTCGGTGAAGACCTTGGTATGGGTCGCGGTGTCGGTACTCCGACTGTTCAGGTGTTCAGCGGTTCGGGCACTCCTGCGGTTGCTACGTCTCTGCAAATCTCGTTGCAGGGCGCTCCGATGAACAACACGGCGTTTGGTACGGGTAACGTCTCGGACCTCGTGTTCGTGCCGTACATCCAGACCCGCGCTATTCCGCTGGCGAGCATTCTTGCTTCGATCCAGCTTGCGGAATTTTCTCTGCCGCGCCGTGAAGTCGGTCAGGTTCTCCCGCGTTTCTACAACCTGAACTACATCGTGGCTGGTTCGAACTTTACTGGCCTTACGCTGACTTCGTACATCAACCTTGGTGATACGAGCGCTCAGAGTACGCTTGGCCAGTATCCCAGTAATTATTGAAAATATTCCTAAGCGCGGGCTACGGCCCGCGTTTTTAAACAGCAACAAAGGAAATATACATGGGCCGTCCCCGCAATCCGCCGACTGAACCTGAAGAAATCTTGCTTGAACAGCATGGTTTCGGTGATCTTCCCGAAGTGTTTGCCATGCGCGCCGATGATAATTCGATCATTCAGGAGCATGAACCTTGCTATGAATGCACTGCCGATGGTTTTTACGGCAAGGGTATTGATGGCACCTATTATCCTGAAGGGTCTATCATCGTAACCTCAGAAACTCCGAATGATTACATGAAGCCACTCAATAAGGCTTCTGGTTTGAGGTTCGTTCAGTGGATGCAATCTCTCCCACAAAATCGCGCTCAGATCGATATTGGCGATATGTCGGAAGCGGCCCAAATGCTGGCCAAAGACCCGAATGTTACGGCGCTGGCCCCGCTCGAATATCAGAAAGCTCTTATCAAGCTTTGTGAAGAACTGAAAATCCGTCGCAATGGTGGCGTGGCCCCACAGGCTCCGCACATTCAGCATAACTTTACTCCTCAGTCTGGTGGCAATGCGCCTCCGATCTTGGGTGCCAAGGTGGCTGATTTGAGTCAGCGTGCTCCGGGCTCAACGAATGCCAAAACAACTATTCCGCATGGCCATGTTCAGTCGGCTCGACTAGCGGCTTTGGGTGGAATGCCTCCTCGCTAACAAGGGACGCCGAAGGGCGGTCAGATTATGAAAATCTCTAAGTTTAAGATTGCTATTCTGGCTGCTTTCGCTGCCGCAGCGGCAATGACCATGGGCCCTGTCCAGCGCACTGTTGCGCAGGGCATGGTCCAGCTCTTTACGTTGACCGGCACTGAGCAGATTTCGCTCAATTATCCCTGCACCGTATCGTGTTTTATTACGACCAACACACTGGCTGGGTACTCCCGTCAAAGTGCAGGCGGGGCCGGGTTTGTAAATTCCCTGATTGGTACGGACTACGGTCTTAACCCGTTCCAGCGCGGCACGACCAATGCTGCTGGCGTCCATATCTCTAATACTGCATCTTACACAGCCGATCAGACTTGGATGGTTGGCGGAGCTTCGTCGTCTATCGACTGGTCACAACAGACTGCGGCGGCAGATAGCCCGCCTAGGTTCGGTGGCTCGTTGCGTATGCAGCGCACTGCGGCCAATACCGATACAGCTCCGGTTTGCTGGGGTCATACGCTCTCATCGGCTGAAACTTGGCGCTTTCAGAACCATACCGCGTTCTACGAGGTATGGACCCTTAAGGGCGCTAACTATTCTGGCGGTGCGGTAACAGCAACGCTGGCTTATAGCACTGGTACGGATCAATCGACCGCTAACTTTGTAGCGGGAACTTGGACCGCGCAGGCGAACGCTTCGCCTGCAACGATTGTTCTTACCAATGGTTCAAGCGGCGCTTCCCCCACTACATTTACGCCAACTACAACTTGGGCGCGTTCGGCTATCGCGTTTACCATTCCTGCGATGATTTCTACTTCGGACGTAACCCAGATCGGTATCAAGCTTTGTTGGACGCCATCTGGTACGGCTGGCGCGAATGATTGGATCGAATTTACTGGCGAACAGCTTGAGGTAAACGATACTGGGACCCCCAGTTCTTACGATCATACTCCGAAGTCGGTAACGACCGTTCGTGCTCAGAAGTTCTTGCAGTCCATTGCCGAGCCCGCTGCGGGTATCGGTGTAGGCATTGGTTCTTCGGCCTCTACCACGACTTGCTCCGTAACCATTCCGCTCCAGAACGTCATGCGGATTGCGCCTACGCTGTCGTTCATCGGGACGGCCCTGAGTACGTCAACTTGGACTGTTACGCACGTAGTCACGGCTACAGCCCTTGCTACGCCGTTCCTTGCGGCTAATACGGGTCAGACAACCTTGGCCATCAATCTAACGGCCACTACGGCTGCGCTGACGGCAGGTCAAGCCTGCATCCTGACGGGTGCCGGTGGCGGCTCAAAGATTCTCGCATCATCGGAACTGTAATGCGATGGCTGATCGCCATATCCATGTTGTGTTTTGCGCTTCCTGCTGAGGCGCAAAACATTACTGGTTTGGTGGTTTCGTCTTGTGGCGTAGTCCCTAGCCAATTCAAAGCGGGTAATCCCGGATCATTCACCGTCGATACAACGGGAGCCTTATGTATGGGCTCTGGCGGGTCAGTAGTGGCTGGCCCCGTAAATGGGGTGGCTACTTCTACCGGACTAGTCGTTAGCACCTGCGGAAATCAGACATTCAAAGCAGGTAATCCAGGTCCTTATACGGTTGATCCTAACGGGAATATCTGCAAATGAAGATCAAGATAGCCGCAGTTATTTTCTTCTGTCTGTTGCCATTTTCCGCCATGGCTCAGAATACAACCGGCCTTGTCGTTGCTGCGTGCGGCACTGTTTCTAGCGCATTCAAAGTAGGCAATCCCGGACCCTTCACAGTTGATACTACGGGAAAACTTTGCACGGCTACATCAGGTGGAGGCGGGACTCCCGGTTCTCCAGTTAGCTCGCTTCAATACAATAATGCCGGTGCGTTTGGCGGTGTCTCAGGATGGACCAGCAACGGTACAACCGCACTCACAGGAGGAGCGTCAACAACGTTAGCTATCGGGGGGGCCACTATCGGCTCTAATGCTCTTGCCGTGACTGGTGCGGCCAATGTGAGTGGGAATGTTACGATAGGTGCTGGCTCTGCTATTACTTCTAGTGGTCCCGGTGGCGCTTTGGCTACTCCAGCATTTGCAGCGTTCGGCACAGCAGCAGGAACGGTTGCGCAGGGCGGTGTAATTACTGCCGGTGGGCCTACAGGATCGGCTACGGTCGTCCCTATTATTACCTACAACGCGGCTGGCCAGCTTACAGCCGTAACTACAGCGACTGTTGCTAGCGCGGTAACATCAAAGGTCATTAACTCGACTTACGATCTAACGACCGCTTCCGGTACGCAGACAATAACATTCGCCTTTCCCCCATCCTCTTGCAACGTTTATGGGACAGTTGGTGGTGTAACAAACCAATACACGGTCTATAATGGGCAGATCGATAGTTCCGGTACGCAGTCTACGATGTATGCCCAAACAAACATAACGTACATCACCGGGTTCTTATTCAATGTTGTTGATGTAACCGGCAGCAATTTTCAGAGCGGTGTTGGTTCCTTTAGCGGTAATTCCCTGATTATAACTTGGACTAAGGGCGGGATACCAACAGGTACATTCAACCAAAGCATCAAGTGCTTTAAGTGAGGTTACAATGCCTCCCGTAAGCGAGAAACAGCGCGCTTGGGCATGGGCCAACAAGGATAAAAAGACCAAAGAAGGCCGCGCTGCAAAGGAATTTGCCGAAGCAGATAAAGGTGGTAAGTTACCTGAGAAGAAAAGCCGTTCTAGCAAATGGTACGGAAAATGAAATCTCGTAAATGGATTCAGGGCGCGATTAAGCCTGAGAACAAAGGAAAGTTCAAAGCTAAGGCAGAAGCCGCAGGCAAGACCACGCGCGAGTTTTCTGAAGAAAAGTCTAGCGCCCCCGGCAAGATTGGTCGTCAAGCGCGATTAGCGGAAACTTTGATGGGAATGCATAAGAAATCGCGCAATGCGCGCTGGTACGGCGACAAAAAGGACTGAGAAATGGCTGAAATGACCGAACGCAAACGCGACTGGTACGGAAAGTCGGGCAAGAAGTCTGAAAAGAAGGGTGATAAAAAGCCTGAGAAAAAGGCAGAGTCCAAATCCGACAAAAAGGAAGAGGACAAAAAAGAGGAAACCATGGCCGAGCGCCACGCGCGCGAGCGTATGGATGCCCACGGTCGCCACTCCGATTCACGCGAAAGCATGATGAAGTCGCATGAGGACGAGCTTGCAGAAATGGCCGAGCGTCATGCTTCGGAAATGACCGCGCAGAACGGCGAGGCTGGCGGCACTGCTGCGCCTCCGGGTTCTGAGGCCGGTCCTATGCCTGGTGCAATGGCTCCATCGCCGCAAGCTGCCGCATAAGGATCGGTAAAATGCTGAGCATGAAAGATATGGCGCGCAGCCCCGAAGACCTTAAAAAGGACCGGGATATCCCCATGCCGGTAGCGGCTAAGGCTATTGGCCCTGCCTATCCTTGGGGTCTTTCTTTGTGCCTCAATGACGAAAGCCTTGATAAGCTTGGCATTGACGGTGATCTGCCTGACGTTGGCGATGTAATTCATATCGCCGCCTTGTGCCGTGTTACTTGTGCTTCTGAGACGGAGAACGCCACGGAGGATGGTGGAAAAGAAACCTGCCGTAGGATTGAATTGCAGGTAACTCATATGGCTGCGGAAGACGAAGACAGGGAAACCGAATCGCGTGGGAAGCGTTGGTATCAGCCCGAGGCTGAACCAAATGGAGAGTGAAATGCAGACGCAGACCAATTCCCCGAAGACGGTTAAAGAATCTCCTAAAATTCAGGAAGACCGCACGGTAAAGCCGGATATTCGCTATTACCAGCTTACGACCAAGGCAGAAGTTAACGGAATCCTGCTTGAGCCCGGCTCCAGATTCACGTTGCCTGCCGGTGTAAAAGGACCGCATAGAACGGTCGTTGCCGGAACTCATGGTGCCAATATCGTGGGTAACAGCGAGCTATTGGATGTCCCGCTTTATGTGGAGCTGGACCCTGAGATTGAGCGCGAACGTGACGAAATGCGCGAGCGTCATCAGCAAGAACTAAACGAGCTTGATCCTGAATTGAAGCGTGAAGAATTGTTGGCGAAACAACGTGAGGAAAGCCGCGATCTTAGTCTACGAGCGCAGACACGTGAAATCCAAATTCGTCAGGATAAGGAAAAGCAGGAAATCGAGGCCCGTCATGAGGCTGAACGGCAGGCGTTCGCTAACCGCGCTCAAAACAATCCCCAGCGTGGTCCAGCGCCACCGCGCGAACTGACTGAGGAAGAACTGGTTGCCCGTCACAAGGCCGAAAACGAGGCTTTGGAAGCGCGGCAAAAGACTGAACGCGACAATCTGGAAGCGCAGAAAGCCGCTACCAATCAAGCGGAACCTGGTGTATCGTCGGAGTAGGTTTAACTAGCGCCCGAACTTACGGGCATAAGGATGGCCCGTGACAAGCCCTGTTGATTTGGTGAACATCAGTTTAGACCAGATCACGGCCAGAACGAGCGTCACAGGTATCAATCCGGCTTCGCCGCCTAACAACCTTGCGGCTCAGGTGGCGAGCCGGAATTACCAGACCCAAGTAGACGCGATATTCAGGGCGGCGCATTGGAATAGTGCGCGTCTTCAGGCGAATCTGACCCTTCTCAGGGCGCAGATTGGTACGCCAGAAAACCCGTCTGGCGCTCTGCCGGTGCCTCCGGTTGGGTTTCTCTACGAGTATCTTTGGCCAAATGATTGTTTGCAGTTCCGGTTTATCATACCGATGCCGAACCTGCCTGCGGTTGGCTCATCTCCGATCATGACGAATGTCGGAGTAACAAACCAACCATATATCAACACGGCCATGCCTTATGTCATTGGCATCGGCTTGGACAATGATGGCAATCAAATCAAAACCGTTCTGACAAATGCGCCGCGCGCTATTGGTGTTTATACCGGACGAATTGATAACCCAGACCTATGGGATGTTGGTCTACAGAACGCAGTAATCGGAGCACTTAGTTCATGGATGTGCATGCCGATCACTGGGGATAAAGTCCTAATGCAGCAAAGGGTAGGGATGGCCGTGGGGCTGATCCAAGCTGCCCGTATGCAGGATGGAAACGAAGGGGTTACATCAATGGACCATGACCCAGATTTTATGAGAATCCGAAATACGGGCTCCGGTTGGGGGTGGGGTGGTTATGGCGCGGTGGGCGGATACTATGGTGCGGGGGTTATTGGCGGGTGGAGTTCGTGGGGGGCTCCAGATGGTAATGCGTACTAGGCCATGTTAATCTCTTCCATGAAGGCTTTACCATCGCGGGTACCTTTCTTGGAGTTACACAGCTTGCAAGCTGGAACGATATTGCTGGCGGCGTTTGAGCCACCGCGAGCAAGGGCTACAAAATGATCCCTAGTTATCGGATTTCCTTTTTTACCATGGCTACCGCAGTATTTACATTTCCCATCATGCGCAGCCAGTATCGCGCGCCACTCTTCGTTGGTATGATGTTCGGACAGGCCGAGAAGCCGGGCGCGTCTGCGCGCCGCGTGCACAACTCCCAACTCTTTAGTACGATCAGGGTTATCTGCCTTCCATTTTTTTATCCTGTTCCTTTCCCTTTCAGGGTTTTTCTCTCTAATTTTTCTCGATCTTTCTCTGCATCTTTCTGGGTTATTTTTAGCCCACAGCGCGGACCGAATTTTGGAGTCTTCTGGGTTTCTTGCGTAAGCTTCCTTACGTTTCTTTCGTTGCTCCACAATATTGTTATGGTAATATTCTTTTGCTTTGAGCCTCGATCTATCTCGGTTGGCTGCGCCCCAAGAACGCGCTTTCTCAGCAGCCATTGCCCTTTCCTCTGGAGTGAACTGTTTTCTTGCCCATCTGGCTCTGGCCAATTCATTGTTGCGAAGACGTTGCTTTTCATTAAGTTTACCTTTGCGGGGCATGCAGAATCTCTTTTCCAAAAAACCTCTATAAGAGAACATAAGGATTTTCTGGAAGTGGTCAAGTCATGACTGGGCCTATCAGTTTAATCCGACCCTCATTTGCGGCGGGAGAACTATCACCCAGTCTCTTTGGAAGAGTTGATCTTAGTTCATTCCAGATAGGGTCTTCTGTTCAAAGGAATGTCTTTGTTAATTATCGTGGCCCTGCGTCCTCTCGTGCAGGTACTGCCTTTGTATGCCAATCTTTGACGCCAGCGACAGAATCGTCCTTGGCACCAAGGCTGGTAAAATTTCAGTTTTCGGTGTCCCAGTCTTATATCCTTGAGTTCGGGCAAGACGTTAATGGCCGATCCTACATGCGAGTCATCGCAAATGGCGCGGCTGTTACCGAGACGCCTATTGCTATCAGTGCGATTACTCAGGCCAACCCCGCAAACATAACCGCTCCGGGAAGCGCGTTCAGCGCAAACGATTGGGTGTTTGTATCTGACGTTGGAGGAATGACTGAGCTTAATTCTCGATCATTTGAAGTTCGCAATGTCGTTGGTGATGGGTTTAATATATACGATACATTTGGAAACCCGGTAAACTCAATTCTATTCGATGCTTATACATCTGGGGGGACGGTTGCGAGAATTTACACGAACTATAATCCGCCATATGCCCTTGCGGACCTTCCTTACCTGAAGGTTGTTCAATCAGCCGATGTCATGACGTTGTGCTGTGTCAATCAGGAAACCGGATCAGAATATCCACCAATTGATCTTTCTCGATTGGCTGCGAACAATTGGCAGTTCGACGTAACGACTTTCTCATCGTCGATTGCTGCTCCAGCAAATTGCACAGCTACCACGAGTGTTACGGCCTCTCCCGCCACCCAATACGCCTATTGTGTAACGGCGGTTGATTCTGTTACTGGCGAAGAAAGCGTAGCCTCTAACGTAGCGTACATTACCAATTCAAACAACATTGCGCTAACGGCTGGGTCGCATACTATTAGCTGGTCGCCCGTTGCCGGTGCTGCATATTACAACATATACCAAGCACCCCCGAGTTACGATACACCGGTTCCAACTGGTTCCGTCTTTGGGTACTTGGGTCAATCTTTTGGGACTCAATTTGTAAACTCTAACATTCTCGCAGATCAGACTGTAACGCCGCCACTGCATCTTAATCCTTTTGCGCGTGGCCAGATAATTGGCGTTAACATAACGAACCAAGGGGCCGGATATACTCAGTCCACGGTTTCTGCGACCGTTACCTCTGCTACTGGTTCTGGCGCAGTTCTTCTGCCTGTTGTTAATGGAGGTGCGGTTGTCGCCGTTATTGTCGAGAATGGGGGACAAGGATATCAATCTGGCGATACAGTCACTATCAATGGTCAAGGAACCGGTTCTGGCGCGACGGCAACTGCTCCAGCTACTCCGATTGTAACAGATGGTGGTACCGGCCTGTCGGCGGGCGGAAGCCTTGGACCTGTCAATCTGACTGCTGGCGGCTCTCAATATATAAGCCCCAGCGCGACGGTCCCAGCGTCCGGTGGTGGCGGCATACAAGCCACATTTTTCCCGCCCATTGTTCAGGGTGGCGTTATCACGGCAATCTATGTCGATAACCCCGGTGAGTTATATTCAGGTACACAGACACTAACTATAACGGACGTTGCTCCTGCTGGGTCTGGTGCTACGGCTACGTTACAGATAGGAGCGCAGACCGGGACTTATCCTAGTGTCCCTGCATATTTCCAATCGCGACGGGCCTACGCCAATACCTTGAACAACCCGGATACGTTGTATTTGTCGCAGACCGGGGCTTATCAGAACATGGACTCTGCTACGCCACCCATTGATAGCGATGCTATCGTTACCACTCCGTGGGGTCAGCAGGTTAATGGCATCCAATGGCTAGTTCCAATGCCGGGCGGTCTTATCGTCGCTACGGGTGCAAACGCATGGCAAATCGCGGGGGCATCGGGTGCTGGTTCTGCCTTAACTCCGTCTTCTCAAAGCGCACAGCCGCAAGAGTCAAACGGCTTCTCTCCGACCGTTCCTATCCTGAAGATCAACTACGATCTACTTGACGTTCAATCGTTAGGGTACGTTGTTCGGGATATCCAATATAATTTCTACACGAACATCTATGCCGGTTCAGATATTTCTCTACTCTCAAATCATTTGTTTGAAGGGTTTCAGATCGTCCAATGGGCATGGGCGCAAGTCCCGTGGAAGATCATCTGGGCAACCAGAGACGATGGGAAATTCCTTTCTCTAACTTTTGATAAAGAAGAGAAACTTCAGGGTTGGGCGCGGCACGACACCAATGGTCTGGTTGTCGGTAATGAAGTCGCTACAGAGCCTCCGGTAGATGCACCTTACTTTATCGTCAAACGATATATCATTGGATATAAAAAGTGGGCCTATTACATCGAGAGGATGGATAACCGTCTCTGGCAAGGGCCGGAAGACCCGTGGTGCATAGATTCAGGTCTTGCTCTTACGCAACCAATGCCAGCCGCAACTCTTTCTGCGGCCTCTGCGGATGGTCCGGGAACAATTACGGGGGGGTATCTTGCTACGGGGGGATTTAGCTATACCGATCCGGTGGCTCAGATTATTGATCCGCTTGGGGACTTAGGTGGTAGTGGCGCTGTAATTACGTTCACACAAACTGATGGCGTTGTGGATGGGTTTACCGTTGTAAGTCCGGGTTCAGGTTACTCACCTAGTACGCAAGTCAATATCATTGATAAAACTGGCGCAGGGGCTACGTTCGTTCCGTTCGTGTCTCAGAACGTATTCTTTTATACGGATAATCCGGTATTCAGCGCTGAAAATGTGGGAGACATCATTCGCGTTGGCGGCGGCGTTGCTTCAGTTACCAGCATGGTTTCAACTACGCAGGTGCAGGCGTCTATCGTTGTTCCTATCCTACAGACTATGCCAGATGATCCTTATAGGCTGCCCGTTCCTGCACCTCCTGGAATGTGGTCAATTACAACTCCGGTCAACTCTCTGACGAATCTTTATCACCTTGAAGGTATGACCGTTACTGGGCTTGCAGATGGCGCGGTTATAACTCCTGCCATTGTACAGAACGGCACGATAAATCTGGATACGCCAGCAAGTTCAATCAAGATTGGTTTGCCGTTCATCGCGCAGATTCAAAGCATGCCTGTAGAGGTTCAACAATTGGGCACTGTACAAGGCAAGCGTAAGGTAATTAATGGAGTTACTGTTCGTTTAGAGCGATCTAAAGGGGCGCAAGTTGGCGCTAACCAACCAGTCGCCTCTATGTTAGATTATCAGGAAGAGGTTCCGTGGACGAATCTCGGAGATTTGCCTGAAGTACCTAGGACGAATGTGCCTGATGCGCGTCTGCCACTTTTCACTGGAGACAAATATGTGAATGTGGATGACGATTGGCAATTCTGGGATGGATGGCAGTCGTCCTATGGGATGGTTTGCGTTCAACAGATACTTCCGCTTCCTTTGAACGTATTGGCGCTTGTTCCATCACTTAATATCGGAGATAGCGGTGGTGAGAAATGATCCCAGCGCTTGAACATAATTCGCGCTGCATCGTCCGTCCGTCTGTTGTTGAGGACGTTTACCGTCTTGCCGCAGCCCTACGCCAGAATGACCGTGAGGAAGTTGAGGCTCTTGGTGTCGATCCGCGTATGGGTATCAGGCGATCTTTTCGGGACGGCACACTGAGGCGAACGTATTTTGTGGATGGTGAAATAGCCGCCATGTCCGGTCTATGTGGGGCTCTTCTAGGAGACATCGGGGAGCCATACTTGATGACCACGCCAGCGGCAGAAAGAGTGCCAATCACCCTTGTTCGTCAGGCTAAATTTGCCGTTGCTGACATGATGAGGCATAAACTTAGACTTGAGGGACATGCGGCGGCTCAATACACAGGTGCTTTGAGGCTTCTTGAGGTACTAGGATTTAAGTTGTATCCTCCCGCGCCGTTTGGCCCTAAAGGGGCTTTATTCGTTAAATATACGATGATGAGAGATTAAAATGGGTGTAGCCGCTCTACCATTGGCTATCGGTGCAGGGGCGGCTGGCTCGATTGTTAGTGCCGCTGGACAGATGGAAGCGGGGGAAGCCTCTGCGGCGGCGAATGCCTATAAGGCTCAGGTAGCCACGAATAACGCAGAAATAGCCCGTAGAAATGCTATTTCTGATGCTCAGGCTGGCGATACAGCAGCGTTTAATCAAGGTTTGAAAACAAGGGCTAAGGTTGGGGCCGAAAAGGCTCAACAAGGCGCGTCTGGGATTGACGTAAACACGGGTTCTGCGGCAGACGTTCGGAAGGGTACGCAGCAACTAGGTATGCTTGACGCTCTTACCATCCGGTCCAACGCTGCTCGTAAGGCTTATGGCGATCTTGTGGAAAGTACCAGCGATACCGCTCAGTCTCAGTTGGATACAATGGCCGGTCAGCAGGCTAGTGAGGCTGGTGAAATCGGTGCTGTTGGGTCGCTCCTTTCTGGGGCTAGTTCACTTGCTGGAAACTGGGGAAAATACTCGCAGAGCTTCTCGCCGTCTTCTTCAGGACGTGAGAGCGATAACGCTATTTACTAGGGCACCCAATGGCCTCCCACGCTATTGATTTTGACTCGGCACCTTCGGTTAACCCGACTGGTGGTTCTACACCCGCAATGCGGATCGACGCTAATGCAGATCAGTTCGGTGGCGCTATCGCCCGTTCGCTTGGTAGTGTTGGACAGGGCCTAGAGAAAGCAGGGCAGGTTGGTTTCGATCTTGTCCAGCAACAGTCCATTTATGACTCTAAAACTCATGCCGCTGAATTGCATTCTTGGCAATCCGATCAGGTAACGGATGCGCAAGAACAGTTTTTGCAGTTGCGCGGTAAGGCCGCTCTTGAGGCGTTGCCTGATTTTAAAAAGAAAATATACGACATAAATTCACAGACAAGAAGTCAGGCTGGAAACCAGTTTACTTCGCAAATCGTGGATGCTGAAGGACGCAGGCTTACGGATACCGCTTATGCGGGTGCAGCAAGACATGCCGCTTCCCAGCGTTCTACGTGGGAAGCCACGACTGCCGCAAACTCCTCCGAAAGTTACGGCGATAGTGCCCACCTTGCGGCGGTTCAGTCTCCTGCTCAGAACGTGGCTGACGATCCTATCGTTAGCGACCGTCTGTTCAAATCAGATCAAGAGCGCCGAAACTTCTTCTCGTCTCAAGGGTATGATGGTGATGCCCTTGAACAGCAAGTCTCAAAGAATCGCGGTAAGAACGTCAATCAGATTGTTACGTCTTTAACTTCGGACGGCTCTCAGTCTGGCCTAAAGCGGGCGATTGATTTTTTCCATAACCAATATGACCAAATCGATCCAGCAACTCGGGTAACGATTGAGAATAAGTTAAAGACACAATCGGCAAGCTATGACGGACGGACTGCTGCGGATACCTTCATGGGTCGTGCCCAGAATGTTCCTGCTGGTTATATTAATAGGACGTTCCAGATTGAGTCTGGCGGTAATGCGGCTGCGACTACTGGTAAATATAAAGGTCTGGGACAATTTAGCCCAGAGATGGAGGCGCGCTACGGTATTAACGATACGAACCGCGCTGACCCCAATGCGCAGTCGCGTGCCCTTTCCTTGGAAAATCAGGACAACCACGACGCTTTAACCAAGGCATTAGGTCACGAGCCCACTCCCGCAGATTATTATCTTGCCCATCAGCAAGGTATTGGCGGGGCTGTGGCTCATCTTTCCCAGCCTGACTTACCGGCATGGAAGAACATGGCGTCTACCCTTGAAGGCCGGAGCAAAGGCGATGGCTGGGCTAAGCAGGCTATCTGGGGGAACCTAACTCCTCAGATGAAAGAGCAGTTTCCGGGTGGCGTCGATACCGTAACCAGCGGTGACTTTGCGCGAATGTGGGCGCAACGATTTAATAACCAGCCTATTCAGGCAAACGGAATTGGCCCTGACGGGAATCCGGTTACAAAGTTCAGTGGTGCTCAGGTTTTAACGACCGAGAGCAAGGCTTCAGTTCTGACGCAAATTCAGAACGATCCCTATTTAATAGACCATCCGCAAGCTATGAAAGCGGCGATTGAACACGCCAACAAGGTATTTGAGGCACAGAATGCCACTTATATAGATCAAGAACGGATGATTAAGGTTCAGAATGAGCAACGCAAAGTAGTCTCAGACGATACGGAAAATACCTACCTGAAAGACATATACAGCCCGCAGCCAAAGGCTAGCGTGACTTCAATCGTTAATGATGATCGCCTTTCGCCCGAGGCGAAGAGACGTCTTATAAATATTGCTGGCGATCCTGGTCAAAAGGATTCCAAGACTTACGGCGCTGGCTTTGAACAAGCCTTTGCTGATATTCATGCGCCTCCGGGAAACCCTGACAGGATCACGGACCCTAATCAGTTGTATAATCGGCTTGGGCGAAACGCTGATCCGGCGAAGCAATTGACTATGGCTGGCGTTGAAAAGTTGCGTGAGGAAATTGAGCGGAGAAAGTCGCCTGAAGGCACTGCCGAATCTGAAATGAAAAAACAGTTTCTATCGAATGCCAAGGGGCAGATAAGCGGTTCGAATGAAGGGCTTCATATCAAAGACCCGAAGGGGGACGAACTTTACCTTAAGTTCTTGGCTCAGGCTTGGCCTTCCTATGATAAAGGCCGGAAGGACGGGAAAAGCCCTGAACAGCTTTTGAACCCTGACAGCGCAGATTATGTTGGTAAAATCATCCCGACATTCAAGCGCCCCATGAACCAATGGTTTTCGGATGTTATTCAGGATCAGCCGACAGTAGCACCCGGTGCGGGATTTGATGTGAAGTCTATCAAGACCCTTGATGATGCGGTGAAAGCCTACCGTGGTGGTAAAATCACGAAACCGCAAGCCGAAGAATTGGCTATTCAAAATGGCTGGGCGCAACGTCGAGCGCAGGCTGCTCCGCTTATTCCGATGAGCCAATAATGGCCGATCCGCTTCCCGATGTAGATAGCTTATTTCCGTCTCAAAAACCGGATGTGGATACATTATTTCCGGCTAGCGTGGAGCGAGAGAGAACCCGCGCGTCTCTCGGTACATCTCCTGTCCAAGACCTTATTTTTGGCAATGCCGATGTAAGTCCTGTGGCTCGTATCATGAACCATTTCGGACAAGGTTTTAAGCATGGATGGGGCGCTGAGCCGCTCGGTCTTTCAAATGAAAGTAACGAATACCTAAAGAAGAGCGGGGTGTTTAACGATTACGTCAGTGGGCACACATCGCTAGTTAAATCTGCGAACGAGGCTCTTATTCGTCCGGCTGCGGCTGGGCTGGATGCAGCTTGGCGTGGGACAATGGGGGCTTTTTCTGGCGCTCAAGAAGCGGTTGCTGCGACTGGTAAAGACATAGAAGACGCGAGCGGAGAAGGCACAAAGGTTCAGGTCGGAGATTTTACCGCCACGCGCGCCCCTATAGCTAAACAGATTGGCCTGAGCAGATTAGCTAGAGATGTAGCCGCATTACCTGAAGCTTTCCAAGGCTCTCCACACCCTACGGGTATTCCCGTAGTAAACTTGGATAAGGCCCGTTCGTTGGGCGTTATTGGTGAAGGCGAAGCTGGTTGGAAAGGCACTAAGGATATAACTCCAGAGCCTTCGGTCATTCCACAGGCCGAAGCCGCAAAGGCTGAACGACCGGTAGAGAATACGCCTGTTACTGGCGAACCAGCGCCAACAGTTCCTGAAGTATCTCCGCAAGATGTGCATTCGGTTGCTCGCACAATCGATCCTGCGACATTCACAAAATATGATGATTTGCAAAACCGGCAGCAAGTATTCCGGCGCTGGATGAATGAACTTGGCGAAGAACGAGAGAAACAGGCCGACGCCACCGCCCCCAATCGACAGGAAATTGCAGATACTATTGCAAAGATAAACGATCCAGACACCACCCCGCGTTTGAAGAAAAAGTATCAAACACGACTGGAGGATATGTCTGAGGAATACAACAAACATATGGACGATGCGCTATCCAAGGATACGCCGGATATGGCGCTTATCCGTAAGCGTTTGCAAGAAAATGACTATGCAATGCGTGATCTCGCTCCGAGCGTAGGAAAGGCATATCAAGAGGCGCGTACTCGGGTTCCTGAAACTATTCCTGAACGCACGGTTGCGGAAGAGACTAGGACGATTGAGCCAGAAGCCACCGCAGAAAATTTCGCCCCTCCTCAGCCTGAACAGGTTACAGCAGAAGCCCCTGCGGAACAGGCTAAGCCTGCACTTAAGCCTGTCGCGTCAGATGTTGCTGACAAACTTATCGCCGCTGGTCGCCCCGCCGAAGAAGCGCAAGCCGCCGCTCAGATTGTTTCAGAATACTGGAAGACTCGGGCCGAACGGTTCAAGGGAACCAAGGGCACCGCAGAAGAAATGTACCATGCCGAGTCGCCGTCTATTGTCGCTGGAAAGGGCGTAGAGCCTTCAGAAGGGACCAATAATAAACTTGCGGTTCCTGCGTCTTCGGCTGAATCTATTCAAGAAAAGACAGCCCAAACAGCTTGGGATGAATTTATTGATGCGAGGCAGGGCAAAATAAGAAATACCCAAATTGCTACTGGGTTTAATGATTTTAGAACTCGCAGCGGAGCATCAAAGTTACGCGGTAGATCATCCCAGAATTGGGTAGATGGCAATGTCGTTGATGTCGGATTTGTAAAGAATCTAGTTGTCGCTGGCAAAAACGAGGATGGTTCTTTCCGGCTATTGGCAAAGCCAAACGATGTTGGGGAAAGCCAACTTTATTCCTTTAAACAGCATGAAGGTCTTAGCAAGGATGGTAAAGTAAATTTTCTTGATTCTGTAAAGAACATTGCGCCACAAGTTGAAGAAGAATTAGCTCAAGGTCGTCAAGGACGAATCCGTATTCGAGAGGATGGTCAGAATACCATCACACTCATGAAGAACGCGGATGCCTCAACCTTCATCCACGAAACCGGCCATGATTGGCTGGAACGTCTCATGAAGGATGGTAGGGATGATCTAGCTCCGACTGATCTCAAGGCGGATGTTGATGCAGTTAAAAAGTGGCTTGGTGTCACTGAGGATAAAATAAAGACCAGTCAGCACGAAAAATTTGCCCGTGGGTTTGAACGGTATCTCATGGAAGGAACAGCCCCATCCAAGGGATTGGCCAATGTCTTTGCCCAGTTCAAGGAATGGCTCACCAAGATTTATGAAACGGTAACTCGTTTAAAGTCGCCAATAACTGACGATATTCGGGATGTTTTCGACCGTCTGCTTTCCAGCAAGCCAGAGAAGACAGTTATCGCTCCAGAGGCAGAGTTGCGTAAGAACTTTGCCGATAAACATGAAGCTTTGGTCGATGCTGCAAAACCAGAGGAAGCACATAGCGCTGCGGAAACCGTACAGGCAGAGCGCGATAGAGCCGCTTTAAAGCTAAGTCCAGAGGATCAAAATGCCAGACTTGAAGGAATTGCAGAGCAAGCACCACGACGCGAGCCGCGAGGCGAGGAACTTGACAGTGATGGCAATGCGCCCGGACAACAGCCAGCAGACGGTGGAGTTAATAATGCACCTAGCGAGGTCAGCCCGCGCGGAGGCAAAGCTGAGAAAGAGAGCGCTGGATCACGGGAAGTAGAATCGCCACACGACCCACTTCCGGAACCGGAAACTCGCCTAATTGACAAGGCGGGTAATATCCGTCTGGATAATCTCAATCTACCTGAAGATGTTGCTACCGTATTGAGAGAGGCGGCGGATCGCAATGAAAATTTCATGGCCGCTCGCCGTGGCGTTATGTCTGACGCCCAAGCATTGGATTTAGCCGATGCTTTGGGTATGGATGCCTCTAATCTCAATATGCGGAAGATTGGCGAGGCGTTTAATGCAGAGGAAATCCTTGCCGCTCGTAAGTTGTTGATACAGTCGGCGCAGACTGTTCGTGACTCGATGGCTAAAGCTGCGTCTGGAACTGATGCAGATGTTATGGCCTATGGTGAGGCCAAATCTCGCCACCAGATGATTCAAGAACAGGTGGCTGGAATTACTGCCGAAGCTGGCCGAGCTTTACGGGCATTTCGCTCCTTAGACGGAATGAAAGAAGCTCAAGAGCTAGGGGCTCTCCTTGAGCAATCCACAGGCAAAACTCTTTACCAGCTTCGCCGCGAAGCACAGCTTGGCATGGAGTTGGATACTCCTCAGAAGATTTCCAAGTTTGTTAACGATAGCAAGAGAGCTACGTTCAAAGATATGGTTATGGAGTTCTGGATCAACGCTTTGTTGTCCGGTCCCATGACGCATGTAAAGAACATGATCGGCAACTTTGTTGTTGCTCTTAACAGCGTTGCAGAGACGGCTGGCGCTGCTGGCGTTGGTAAAATCAGACAAGTCATTGCTGGAGGTGAGGAAGGGGTAACAATTGGAGAGGCCAAGGCGCGGGCCTTTGGCCTTATGCAGGGCGCTCAGGATGGCATTATAGCTGCTAAAAATGCCTTCAAAAATGAGGAATCATTCACAACTGCTCAGACGATTGAACAGCGTAAGTTTCAGTCTATCCCGAGCTACAAAGTAAACCTATTTGGTAATGAGGTTGAAATTGGCGGAAAGCAGGTGCGCCTTCCAGGCCGGTTGCTGACGGCAGAAGACGAGTTTTTTAAGGCCATTGCCTCACGTCAGGAATTGAATGTTATCGCCTATCGAGAGGCGTCAAAGCTTGGTCTAGAGGGTGATGCATTTGCTGCAAAGGTTGCGGATATAGTTACAAATCCGACCGATGAGCAAATGCTCGCGGCAAAGAAAAATGCTGAGTATCAGACTTTTACTAAGGCTTTAGGGCCCGCTGGTCGAGCCGCCCAGAATTGGACAAATTCTCACGTTTTTTTCAAGTTCATAGTACCGTTTCTTAGGACGCCTATTAATCTTTTGAAATATGCCGGGGAGCGCTCCCCTTTCGGTTTACTTTCGGAGAAAGTCAGAGACAACATCTCTGGCAAGAACGGCGTGGTTGCTAAGGACACGCAAATAGCCCGATTGGCTATGGGGACCATGCTGACGGTGGCTATAGGTAAACTAGTTGCCGAAGGCATGGTTACGGGCGGCGGCCCCTCCGATCCAAAGCAAAGGGCTGCCCTTATGCTGACCGGCTGGCGACCGTACAGCATAAAGATTGGAGATATGTACCACAGCTATGACTGGGCTGACCCGTTTTCTACTAACATGGGTATTTCGGCTGATTTGATGGAAGCTTACAAAGTTGCCGGAGAGGATGATGCGGAACTGAGCAAAATCGGTTCTGGCCTGCTTGCGTCGATTTCCAAGAATATCATGGGGAAAGCCTCTCTTCGCGGCGCGTCTGACATAATTCAGGCCGTTACAGACCCAGATAGATACGGTCCAAAGTACGTGCAAAATCTTGCTGGAACGGTCGTTCCATCGGTTGTGGCACAGACCGCTAGAGCAATGGACCCAGTTCAGCGAGAAACGCGAACAGCCCTTGATTCCATCATTTCTAGGCTTCCATTTCTTCGCGAGAGGCTATTTCCCAAAAGGGATATCTGGGGTGAACCTATTGTGAGCGAAGGCAGCCTTGGTCCAGATATGATTAGCCCTATTCGCATAAGTACATTTAATAATGATCCGGTAAATAAAGCTCTTGTAGATTTACGAGTGGGGCCGTCAAAACTTGACCGTAAAATAAGAGGCGTTGATCTGACCGATCAACAGTACGATGACTTTTCTAGGGTGGCTGGGCGTATGGCAAAAATGCGGCTAAATGCCATCGTTGGTCAGCCCGGATTTGATAACGCTCCAGACAATATTCAGAAAAACTTAATCGAGACGACCATTAAAACGGCTCGGGAAACTGCTAGAACCATGATTATGATGCAAAACCCTAGCATTGTTAAAGATGCTATGGATGCAAAACTTGAGAAAATCCGGGGGAATTGATGGAGCCAAATCCTCCAAAACAGGCCAAATTTCCCGGACGAGCCAATAAGGCCAAAGACACGGCCACGCTGCGTCGTCCGAACGAAGAACTACATTTAGCAAAACCTCAGTTGCGTCCTGCCAAGGGTAGTAATTCCGAAAAATCTGAGGTATAGGGAATAAAGCCGCTGCGGCAACGGCGGGGTCATGGCCCAAGCGGGGTCGTTAATGAAGCGGGTTCTTGGCTGCCTGATTTTGATGATTGCGCTGGCTATGCCTGCGCATGGGACCGTCAATAATTCTGCGAACAAAACTACCGTTCCGGGCACCAGTATTGCCACTCAGTTCTCGTTCAATTTTATTGGCGTAGCTTCGGCTTATGTCAAAGTTCTGCTCACCGACAGTTCAGGCACCCAGACCTTACTCACGCAGGGCAACGGGGCCACGCAGTACCAGATTGTTCTGAACCAGCCCGTACAAGGGGCTATTTGGGGCATCGGCGGAACGGTTACTTACAACCCCTCTGGAACGCCAATTCCGGTTGGCTCAACACTCACCATCTATCGCGTTCTCCCACTTACGCAGGCGATAAACCTTCAAAATCTCTCGTCCATTGCGGTCTTAGGTAAAGGGTCCGAAACCGGCCTCGATACTGGAGTTATGCAGGGCCAGCAGATCAATGAGCAGATTTCCCGCGCTATCGTTGCGAACATAGCCAACTCGGCCCCGCCGCTTCCTCTTCCACCTGCGGCACAGATCGCCAATCAGGGAATTTGCGCGGACGGTACAGGGCTTAATCTAGTCGGCTGCGCTGTTCCTTCGTCTGGCGTTATTTCCACGGCTATGCAGCCCGTGGTGGATGCTGCCACGCTTGCTCTAGGTCGTCAGGCTTTCGGTCTTGGTGATATGGCCACCCACGGGATTGGGTCTGGCCTTCAAGACGATGGTGGACTGTGCGGTTCGCCTAGCTGTGTGCGGGTAAATACTTCATCTCCTACGCAGGTTTCATCCAATCAATCTGTTGATTCGACTTTCAATCTCCAAAATTACATCACGACTGGCCCACTTACTTTCACACTACCGCGCGCCAATACGTTGTGGTCCGGTTTTGGCTTCTACGTTGCTAATCTTCCAACCGGCGGAACAGACACATTCGCCATTGATTCCAACGATAAATTTGTCGGCCTGTCGTCTGGTGTATCTCTCCAAATACCTACGGGCGCTACGGTATTTATTTATACCGACGCTGCGACAGCAGGAACTTGGTATGTAATGAATCTCGGCTTCTCGCCAGCCACAAGTTCAGTAACCCAAATTATAACTCCTGGAAGCTCTTCATACAGCACGCCAACGAACTCAACAAAGATCGTTATCAAAGGTTGCGCTGGTGCTGGTGGTGGTGGTGGCTCGGGAAATCCTGGTGTAAGCGGGGGAGCAGGTGGCACCACTATATTTGGAAGTGTCCAGGTAGGCGGTGGCGCTGGCGGCCCCGGAAACACTAGCACTAGTGGTGGCCCTGGAGGCACGGGTGGAACGGGCGGAACAGGAACAGCGTCTATTCGCCATGCAGGCTCCAATGGCAGCGGCGGCGGCGGCGCTGCTGGACAGCAGGTCGGCAGCGGCGGCCACGGAGGCTCATCACCATTTGGTGGACAGGGTGGTGGCGGCCAAAACGGAATTGGCGGAACGGCTGGCAAAAGTTGTTCTGGCGGTGGCGGTGCAGGTTCTTCTGGTGCTGCGCTCGCCGCTGGCGGCGGTGGCGGTTCGGGAGAGTATTTTGAACTTGTCATTTATAACCCTGCTTCCAGTTATTCATACACTGTTGGATCAGGTGGTTCGGCAGGAACAGGCACTCTTGCTGGCGGGGCTGGCGGTCCAGGCGAGTTAGATATCGAAGCATTCTCTAACTGAGAAAATATTCATGACTAACGCAAATATCGGTGCTCTTCTACTTAACCAACAAAACGCAATATCTCCTCCAATTAATGGAGGTACAGTTGGCGTTTCTCTGGGAACCGGTTCTACTCAAATTCTTCCGCAAAACACCCAAGTTCAGAAGGTTACATTCCATAATCCAGGCACGGTATCCGTTTATGTGTGTCAAGCAGAGGATGCTAATGGCAATGCTTTAACTGCCGGGCCAAACCCGGGTAATTTCCAGATTTTCCCCGGGGGCCTTCTGATTTTTACGGGTAACGGCGCAGGCGCAGCCTGGTTAGGGGCCGCAGCATCAGGAAGCGATAACCCATTCACTATGGCAGTGAGTCAGACACAGTGAAAAAACTGCTTTTCTCTGCGTTATTTTTCCTTGCTCTTTGTGCTCCTTCATTCTCTCAGGGGTGTGGGCCGAATAATGCAAATTGCATCGTCCCAACGGCCCCTCCTGGCACTAATAACAATCAGGCTGCTTCTACGGCGTTTGTTCAGCAAGCTATTAGCGGAGGCGGGTCCGCTATCACGGCCCTTACTGGCGATGTGACTGCCGTAGGTCCAGGGTCAGTGGCCGCTACACTGGCAACCGTAAATTCTAATGTTGGTTCTTTCGGCGGTGCAAACTCAATCCCATCGTTTACCGTTGATGCCAAGGGCCGCATTACTGCGGCTAGCAGCAATGTTCCTGCTATTCCGTTTACTGAAATTACAGGGACGCCATCTTGTTCCCAGATACAAACCTTTACTGGAGATATAACAAATTCTCTCTGCGTAATGACGCTGGCAACGGTCAACTCAAACGTTGGGACGTTTGGTGACTCAACCCACGCCGTTACGGTTACGGCAGATGGCAAGGGAAGAATTACTGCAATATCTCAAACGCCAATTGTCGCGGCTAGCTCTATATCAACCCCGGGCGGCAGATTAACCCCTGTCTCGGCAATGCCTGTCATCACCACAAGCGCTACGGCGGTAACGACATTATATTATGCCCCTATTTCTGGGGTTTATCCAACTGTACCTATATATAATGGCACTTCTTTTGTGCCTACGTTGTTTGCATCAAGCGGCACTGACAAAGTCGGACTTACGCACGTCCTAAGCCCAACCGCTCATAACAGCGATGCGGCTTATGACGAATTTGTCGGTCTTGACGGTTCAACGGTTCGGCTTGGTACTGGACCAAATTGGCAAAGCCTATCGGGGGTAATCAACGGGCCTTGCGGGCAAACGTCTTCTGGAGGCAGGGGCACGGGTGCCGGAACTACAGAACTTATAATGATGTTTGGTATTTGTGTGAATGCAAATACCATGACAGTTACCTACAATGACGGATCAAGTAGCGGGACGTTTAGTTGCCCCCAATATAGGTGCACTTATGTTGGCAGTGCATTCATCCCACAAGCGTCTACCACTCTCCGGGCAGCTATATCTTCAACTGGCGCGACTAGTATCAGCGTGACTGACCCTTGCGGGTCCGGTTGGACCTGTTTCCCTTATAGCGCCCCGACCAGCCCTCTATCTTTCTATATCAAGATTGATAGTGAAATTATGCTCGTTACTTCAGGGAATGAATGTACATTTGTCCCGGGAACTGGGTGTGGGACATACGCTGGAACTTGGACTGTAACCAGGGCTCAAAGAGGAACAACCGCTGCTACTCATCTTAACGGTGCTGCCGTTAATATGTCTCCAGGACAGACGCAATGTTCTCTGAAGCCAGCAAACGGTTCCGCTTCAGCAAACGGTGGTGATGCTTCTCTGTGTGCTATCTATAACGCATACAATCGAAGCCCTATGTCTATCTACTCCCGAGATAATGTCATTCAGTGGACGTACACGACGCCCAACGTATGGCATTCGTGCAATGGCTCCAATGCGAACCGTTTTGCATGGTTTGATGGACTAGGAACGATGGAGGTAGAGGCTAGAAACTACACCTCCATTTTAGGATTCGGGGACGGCGGGACGGGCATAGATTCGACCACCGCCCCACTAGGTCTTTTTTCTCTCAATTCTCTTTCTACTAATTCGGGATCGTCACCGAGTCTCGTCGCTGATGGTAGCGGAGTGGCAAATCTTAGCGGCAACCAAACACTGCAAATGCCACCATCAGTCGCGACACAGCAATCTATCGGACGGCATTATGCCCAATGCCTCGAATATATCGATACCACCACTGTTGGCGGTCACAATATTGTTGGCAGCGGTCAGGGGTATCAGATGATTATTGGCGTCTTAAACAACTGAGGTCGTATAGATGCATTCCAGCTTTAAAGCATCTCTAAGACTCGTCCTTAAAAGCGAGGGCGGCAATGATGATGACCCTTCTGACCATGGCGGCAGAACTTCTCGCGGTATTACTCAGGCGACATATGATGCATGGTGTCAGATAGAGAAAAAGCCAAAGGGTGACGTTTGGGAAGCCTCGGATGTGGATGTCTCCACGATCTACCTGGATAACTACTGGAACCCGTGGTGTGATAGTCTCCCTGTTGGGGTTGATTATATGTTCTTCGATATGTCCGTAAACGGCGGACACCATAGGGCTATTGTTCTGTTGCAAAAAGCTCTTGGTGTTGCCGCCGATGGCGTAATGGGGCCGCAGACCAGATTATCAATATCCAAATCTGATCGTCAGGAATTGATAAAGAGATTCACTCAGGTAAAAAGGGATTGGTATATTTCACTTCACCAGCCGAAATATACAAAAGGGTGGCTTAACAGGTGCGATAGTGTGCAAAAAGATGCTCTACAGATGATTTCCTGAAACAACATAGGTCAGAGATGAATAAGCTTACTACAAGCCAGAAATTTCAAATCGCTCTTGGCGTCCTTGGTGTCCTTGTTGCTTCTACCGGTCAACTAACTGACTTGTTCGGCCCACAGGTTACAAAATATGTTGTTTCGGTAGCCGGTCTTGGAGTGGCTATGCTTTCGACCGTTGGTGCGATTGTCACGGGTCAAGGCAGCCAGATTCAAGACGTTCAAGATATGGCCCGCAACAACCCTAATTCAGATGCCGGTAAGGCGGTTGTCCAAACTGTGGTTGATTTTGCCAAGAACCCTACATCTCCGGTTCAGGGAATCATCACTACGGCAACACCGGAAGGTAAAGCCTTGGCCGCGTCTATTCCAGGTCCAATTGTCACGGCTGGCTCTGATGCCGCTGTTGATATCGCAAAATCCTAGAGGAACATATGAAAAAGATTACTTCTTTAATCGCCGCTGTATTTCTTGCCGTATCTTTGGCTGGGTGTGCAGGATTTGTTCAGAAAGTAGAGACGGCTGTTTCTGTCGTCACATCTGCATCTGTTACGCCGCAAGAGGCTTATATCGCAATCAATGCGTTTGATGCTGTTGAGGCGACGACCACGAATGTTCTTCGGGTTCCTTTGTGCAACGGAACTAGACCAGTCTGCCGTCCGTTGGGTGTAAGAGAGCAGATCAATAAGACCGTTCTAGCGGGTCGGGTAGCCCGTAACGAGGTCAAGGCTTATATGAGAGCCAACCCCGGCCAGAGCATTTCAATCCAGAGCTTCTCGGACCTGAAATCAGCCACCTCATCGCTTCAAGTCATCGTTTCAACCTATCAGTCAGCGAGCTAACCATGAACGTAGTCTTGACGCTTCTGCTTCAGATCATCTCGCAGATTTCTGGTAATGCGACGGTTGACCTTATAGCTAGGATTATCAGCGCGCTAGAAATCCTCATTCCTCTGATAAAGGACGAGATTCAGACGCTATATCCCATTGTGCAGAACATAATCGCTGCACTCCGTGGGAACGGCGAAATCACTCAAGATCAAATGGATGCTCTTGATAAGGCTGAATCTGCGCTTGACGATCAATTCGATGCAGCTAATGCGGCAGCGATGGCTGAGGAGAACAAGGGTTAGCCGTATTCTCTAAGGTGTCCGAAAGCTTCAAATTCTTGTGGGATGCCTGCCAACAGGCGTCCCCAATCGTTTGTTTTCTAGAGACTATCGCCATCGTAGTTATCTGGCGTCAAATGAAGTTCGAACGTGTTGAGCATCGGAAGTCTGAGAATGGCTTTACATCAACGGTTCTTAAGCACGCAAAAGTTACGGATAAACTGGCAAATGCTCTCAATCGTCTATCTAACAAAAGCAGGCGGCAATGAGCCTAGCCATGGAATCTGAACCACAAGGATGGTTTATCAGATGGTGGCGGGGATTATTTGCCCCCAACCCTTCTATTGAACTCATGAACCTGGATACTGCCACCAAGAGATTAGAAAGTGCTGCCATTAAGATTGAGGCAGCCGCAGCCAAACTTGAAGACCCTTGGGGCGCTATGAGTAGGCATATGAAGGAGCCTCGGCCTCGTAAAAAGCGCAAGGCTCCAAAGAAATGAATGATCTTGGCTTGCTAATGTTCGGCGTCAGTAATGCCGTATTTTCTCCACAGCTAATCGAGTTTCTCAATGGATCAACATTTGTCCTCCATATTTCAATGGCATGGTTCTTTGGCGAATACACTCTATTGAGGTTTCACGATTACGGGTTTTCCAGAGAGACTTATGATAGGGTGGATGGCCCTCTATCAGTTACGATTGTGTCTATTGGTTGCGCTATTGTTCGCGGGTCATTTTGGCTTCTCCGATTTATGCAAAACCGGCACATGCCTACAGAGGCAATCGTTCCGTCCTTGTCGGTTCTGGTTATTATCGGAGCAGCCATTACGGTAGCTGGTGGGGTTTGCGCGGTGCGCGTGTTCGCAAACCCTAAGTACGGGAAATATCCATGGGTGACAACGTTCATTGTCTCCATGCTATTCGGAGCATTGGCTTTCTTGCATTGATTATAAACCTGAATTTGGGAAACAAATGTCATCCCGCAACGGCAATGGTTGGACTAAGTACGCCACTATCGGCGCTGCTGTAATTCCGGCTTTTGCCGCTTTTGTCACGGTCATAGTTCAATATTCCAATCAAGCCGCTGAAGTACGATTGCAGGCTACTCGAAATTCTGAATACGAACGCAGACTAGGAATATCTGAAGACACGGCCAGAAGGCAGGAGTTGCTAATGGCCAACCAAGCCCAAGCCTTGAATGAAATTGAAACGCAGTTTTGCGAAAGTGACCATCTTAGGAATTTGATGCACGCGGAAGACCTGAGAAAGTTATCCATGCTTTGGGAGAAGACGTTCGCTATAAAAATCCCTACCGACAATGCGTATTATCCCATTGTGTGTAATCGGAAAGCGCGTCAGTAACGATATGAATGTGAACAGTTTTCACAATAGGAAAGGTTAGTTTCATACCGCGCCAAACGGAATTTGGCATAGCAGAAGGAAGAAGCAGTATGTTTACATTGAAGCTCTATAGAAATGGCCCGATTTCGCCCGGTGGAATGACCGTCATTGTGGAAACTTGTGGGTTATGGGTCGGTCACTGTGACAATGACATAAAACATGTGCAGGCCTTCAAAAAGAAGGTTGGCGTGATGGATGAAGAAGGAACGCCAGAGTTCTATGTTGGTGGCTCTTGGAAGCCTATTGCTGGCGCTGGCGATCTTCCTACAGCCATTAATGAGAGTAATTATTTTGATTGGGGTGTCCTTGAAAACGCCCAAGGCAAAACAACGGAAATGTTTCGCTAAGAGATAGCGTGATAAATAACCCCGCTGTCAGAAATGATGGCGGGGTTTTGTTATTTGACGGTTCCGTGACGGTATGGCATAAGGTGAAGCGCAGTGGTTGGGAGAGCACCGACCCGTGAGGAAAGGTTTAGTCTGACCCGAAAGGGTAAATTACCGAAAGCGGGAAACCGCATGCCTCTATTGTCAGGGTTAAGCGCCTGACCTGCGCGCCAATTAACAAGATACGGTTTAGGAGGACCGGAGAAAAGCGAACATAAACCCAACGGAGAACCAACACGATGATACGTGCGACCGTCATCGCGGTAGTCACCGCCGCTGTCTGTATGCTCGGCTTCTCGCCAGCCCAAGCTAAACCAAAGCGTTACCACC